CTTCTCGCCAACTGCCATCGCTAACCCCTTTTGCTAAAGAACACGCGAAACGAAACCAAGTAATTGTACCAACTAGCTCGCCGTCTTGCTCCCCCAAGGAAGCCCCCATCGCTCGGCGCATACCGGGCCATATCCGACCGAAGTGCTCTCGTCGGTCGTCAACTCTCTGCCGCAAAAGCAGCAGAACCCCGATCGCCTTCCGTGCGTCGCCGCGAACTCAATCGGGTCATCCGCGAACTCCGCGACGATCCCTGCGATTGCGTCCGTGCAATCCGCGCTCCGGTGGAGCAAGTCGCTGTCAAGAAGCCGCCCGAACCAAGTCCGCTCTCCAAACGCTCCCGGCGACATGACGTTGACGGCGCCGGGAAACTTCGACCCCGATCCGGCAATGGTAAACAGAAGCTCATGCTCGTTGTGCCGAATGGTGATGCGGGGACGCTTCAGTCCGCCTTCCGCCGCCGTGTCAAAGAGCTGCGAGATTCTGGCGTGCGACCCCGGCTTGAGCATATCGCCGCCAGACGAAACGCTTGACGCCTTGCGGCGGTTGTCGAGGACAAGCTTGTGCGCCCAGAACCATTGAGACTCCGAGAGCCTGCCCTTTGTGTCGAAGGACGTAATCAAACTCTTCGGGAACTCCCCTGGAACTGCACGCAGTTCGGTAATCGCCGCTACGTCGTCCATGTCGGTCAAAATGACCTTGCCGTCGCGGGGATTCGTGAGTTGTCGCTTCTCGATCGTCTTCATGTCCATCTCCAAAACTGAAACTACTTGGAACGCGGATTCTTAAAACACTTCGCAAACTCTGCCGAGTGATGGTGAAGTACCGGCTCGACCTTCAACGTGTAGTAGCTGGTGAACGATTCGTCGTGATAGTCAAACCCGGCATAATGGCAATACTCGTGCCCTGCCGTCGCCAGCATCTCCCATTTATGCCGAGTCGTTAGCGACCATCTGGAAATCCTCTTCTCGTATCCCTCCTCTCCCGTCTCAAACGGATTGATATAGAACACGCGGCCATTGACAGCATCCCTGTCGTACTCTGCGACTCGGTCTGGATCAAAGATGAACCCAACCGAGAAGTCAAGCTGCTCGTCGAACAGCTTCCAGATAAGGAGCATGATGCGAGTCCAACTTAACGCGACGCTCCGAGCGTAACGGTTGAATTCATCCGGCGCGTATCCCATCGGAGTCGCGCCTTTGAACGAGTTTTTGAGGATGAACTCATGTCCAAGCGAAGAGACCCTGACAGCCGTGGCCTTGACTTGCTGAGAACTGCTCGCAGCAATCGCAACCTGCCTGCGGAAGTCCGCCTTCGGCAAATGCTCAATCAGGAACGCCATTTCCGCCCTTGCGTCAACGCCGTCGGGGATGGTGAGCCCAAGCTTGTCGCCAGCATAAACCGTAACCTCTGGGTCCTTCCGGCGAAGAGACGACGAAGTGTCAATCGCAATCTCCTCAATGAAACAATTGAGTTCTTGCTGGTATTGATACTTCATCGAGTCCCGCGACGACTGGAGTACGATTACGGAGTCCTGGCTCAACTCGACAATGACGTCCTTCGCTGCCCTGATCGAGCGGCGAAACATCGGCTTCCCGTCAATCCTGACTAGCAGCCGACCGTCATCCTCCGGGGACTCCATGTCTGCGGCGAAGACCTCGCCCCAATCATAAGTCCTGACGTTCTCGCCGACGTCCCTCTTGCAATGGAGGCGAGTTCCATCGACCGTCAATGAGCCTTGCCAGTAGCATTCGTCTGCGAACCTGTCGAACATCGCAATCAGACTCGCCTTCACCGCGCCGTCAATGACGACGGTACTCCTCGTCCCCTTGAGCATCGGAATTTCGTCAATCTCGTACTCCGCGCCTCTTCCGAGTACGGCAAACGTGCCCGTCTCGATCTGGTACGAGTCGTGGCAAAAGTACAAAATCTCTTTTGCCTTGCCAAATCCGCCAACCGAACCGGCCGCCTTGGCGCTTCCGCCGAGTGCCAGCAGCTTATCGACGAGAACGTCACGCGACATCGGCTCCCCGTTGTTGGCGACGGTCAATACGGTCTTGTCATGTCCGTCAATGACCTTCTCTTCAATGCCGACCTCGATAGACGAAGTCCTTGGCGCGTCCATGCAGTTCTGCATGAACTCTCGGACGATCGCCCATTGCCAGCATCCGTAGTCGTTCTTCGCCTTTGCAAAGAACTCCGGACCAATTGTGATGTGTGCCATCTTGAACCCCTAACTGCACGCTGGAAACAAAACTACGCCTGTCTCATTACTGAGACGCTACATCCACGACGGCCATGACGCGCGACGCGCCCGGCCCCGCGCTCGATTCGTGCTTAGCCTGTCGCGGTATTCGCACGCCGCAACCATGCCGGTCTCAAACGCCTCAAGCAGAAACGCCAACTTCTCCCGCCGACTCTCTCGGACATAAACCGTCGCCTTCGCGAGTACGTGCGGCCCGTTGCCCATCGTCACCAAGCCGTTGTCTTTCAGCGACCATCCGTAGGTGCGGTCTTCCCGCCCCGCCTTTCCCCGGCTGATTCCGAGAGTCTTCACGCACCAGCCAAACCGCTTTGTGTAGTAGAGGTCGAACATCAGCATGTGCCCTTTCGAGTCCCTTGCGATCGGGTCCTTCGCATTCGGCTGAGGGAATATCAAGTCGTTCTTCAATACGCCCTTCAACTCGAAGCCGTTAATCGTCACGTTCATCTGTACTCTCCTGCGGAAACTGATGTCAAAACAAAAAGGGGCGGCCGGACTGCCGACCGCCCCTGTAACGTCACGCACGCCAGATCAGCCAATGACCTTGCGTAGCGCATCCTTGAACGCTTCGACTCCGTTCTTCTCGATGGCATCGAGGATCAACTGCGCCTTGTGCTTCTGGAATTGAAACGGAAACCGCGACTCCGGATCACCAAGTATCATCATCGGCTTGCCGTTCCATTCGGACATCGTGACGCCGACCAGCTTCTTCTTCGTCGTCGCCTTCTTTACTGCTTTCTTCGCCATCGCTAAATCTCTCTGTCTAAGCTGTGAAACAAACAAAACGAACCGTAACGACACGCACTGACGCCCCTAGCTGGTGACTCGCTTCTTGCCGAAGATCGAATGCAAAGCCCTCAAGCCGGTCTCAGCGCTGCCATAGTTCAATGCAACGCTGAAGAAGTTGTCTCGCTTCGTGCTCTTGTAGTTGCGAATCGTGAGGATCGCATACTCCTCATCGTCGTCCGCAAAGATGATGTGCCACCAGAACGTGACCTTGCCGTCACTCGAACGCTTCGATCCATCTTCCGGACTGCCGAGCGCTGCAACCAGATCGGCATACGAGACGTCGTTGATGCCCGCAAACCGAGACGACCCGCCGCAGTTGAAGTGCCAATGCTTGCGAAACTCTTCGACGGCATCCGCTTCGGTAAGCTCATCCGCTTCCCATTGCTCGCAAGGATTGTCGGTTGCCTTGACGACGCCATCCTTAAACAGGCGGAACAAGTGATTCTGATTTAACATTTGAAAACTCCCTAGATAACGGTGAAACTGAAACCGAACGACACGCACTGGCGGACTGCTACCGGCGACCGTACTTGAAGGCCGATTCCGCCGAGTCATATCCGTACATCTCGCGGCCTGCCTTCAACAGATACCATCGGCCGTCATTCATCCATCGGTAGAAGATGAACTCCCGCTTGCCGATAACGACGCCCACAAAGTCGCCATCCTTGGCCGGAAACTGCTTGCGGTCGATTTCATGTTCCTTCATGTAGTCAACCGCGAACGACTCTTGTACGCGAAACGCGCGGCCGCTCTTGCCGACCGCATCTCGCATCTCGTCCGCAACGCCCTTCATGCTCGCGGTCTCGACTCCGCTGCGGAATCGCTGGATGTGCTTGCACATCCGTTCGGGATTGAAACGCCACGCAAGGCAGGAGCACATAAATCCGCTCGGACTCGTATGCTTCTCGACCCGTCGGATTTCATATCGGTTGCCAGCGCTTCCCCGAACCCTTGTTTTCTCGCCGATTGCCAGCATGTCATATCCCCTTGTCATAAACCGCCCAACTGCACGCATTGCCGTCGGGCTAAAACGAAAGCGGCGGCCGGGAAAACCCGACCGCCGCTTAACCGAACTAACTAACCCTGCCGAACGACACGCACTAGCCGACGCGGACGATTGCGTCGGCCGGAATGCGGAGACGGCGGACCTTCTCGCCCTTAACGTCACGCACGTCGATCGTGCGCGCCCGGCGGAACTTGAACTCCGTGTCCTTCGTTTCGACTACGCAAACCTCCTCACCTTGGACGAAACTCATCGCACGGAAGTTCTTGGTGTTCCCGCCGATCGTGCGAATCGTAACCGTGACGTCGGCCTTCTCTCGGCTAACTTCACCCAGTTCCGGTTCGGGAACTCGGTAGGTGTGCCGAGGGGAGTGCTCAGCAGCAGCAGCATCATCATCCGCCGCTACGTACTCTCCGACTGTGTCGGCGTCCTCTCCGACGAGTTCCTCGCGGCAAGCGAGGAAGTACTTCACGCACTTCTTGTACGTCGTGAACGCCTCTTCCGTGAGTTCATCCGTGATCTGCGGCTTCGTGACCGTGCCGTCGATCGTCAATTGGCCCATAACGTCACGCACTGCGGCATTGTCGTCCCACAAGTAGACGGGGCCGACGTCGTCGATCTTCTTGGCGCGTCGCGATTCCGGATTGCTGGACAAGTGGAATTCATGCGGCGCGAACTCTGCGGCGAGCCGTTCGATGATGCCATCGCGGGCGGAAACGACACTCACTGCGGTCTCAGTCTTGGTCATCTTGTCTTCCTTCTTGCTCTTGGACTCGGAAACGGTAACGGTAGCGGACGACTTGGACTTGGAACTCATCTCATTCCCCTTCTTGGACTTGGACTTGGAAACGGAAACTTCACTCACTTCGGACTTCTTGCTCTTGCTCTTGCTGGCGTTGTACTGCGCGACTTTATCGACGACTTGCTGCGCCGTCTCGCCACAGATGATGTCTTCAATCAGGAGGTCGAGGTCGTAACTCAACTCAAAGGCGTCCTCTCCCTCGCCGAATTGAAACTTGCCGATCGACTTTGCAAATGCTTCAATGTCGCGGCCTTGCGATTGCGAACTCCACTCATAGAAGTTCGGGCCGCCCGATCCTTCGTTGATAACCGTCCCGACCTTCTTGCCGTCGAGGTAAATGCTCGCACTGAAGCAATCAGTCTCGCGGCTGAGCCGTTTGTTTACCTTGACCGCCTTGACGGTGAGATTCATCGCATTGACGGTGCCGCTGCTGCTCTTGGTTGCCTTTGCCATCGCTGTAATTCCTCGCATAGAAAACTGAAAACTAAAAACGAAGCGACGCGGGGATAACGCCCCGCGTCGCTGAACTCAAACAAAGCCTCCGGAACTTCACGCACTGACGACCTTGACGATTCCGTCGGCCGGAATGCGAAGCGTGCGGACGATTACTCCGTCTGCCCTTTCCTTCGCGTCGATGATCCGAGCACGCCGGTAACGACACGCATCCTCGGTTACGACTACTGCGAACTCCCCGTCCGTCTTGTAACTCCTCGCATAGAGGTGCTTGATGTTGCCGCCGATCGTACGAAGCGAGAGGCGGACGTTTTTCTGTCGATCCGTAACTTCAACCATCTCCGGCGAAACGACACGCACTTCGCTGACCGGGATGCTGACGAATTCGACGACGACGCGGTTGCTGCTGTTGCTGCTGGACATAACTGAAACTCCTCGCAAAGAAACTGGAAACTGAACTTTGGCTGTCATCATCAGGCAACCGATGCCAAACGGTTGCATTACCCGCGATACGTCACGCATGGCGGGCAATTCGATTTTAAGTTCGATTCTTCGCTAGTATGCTATCGGTCCCGCGCGCCGTAGCGCGTTCGGATAACCTCTAACCTACGCCTCACAAGTGGCCTCAATGAGTTTCGTCTTGACGGTGAATGCTGGCGACTATCGCGATTCGTTCGTTTCCGCGAACTGCACGCACTTCCTTGTCGTTTTTCCGAACATCCCCTGCCGTAATGATGCGACTTGAGTTTCGACCGCTTTGCCCAACCAGGAAACGTCACGCATATCGGACACCGCGTATCTCATGCGATGTTGCGAATGCCCTGTCTTGTCTACGTGGACTGCTTTCCCGGCCTACCGCGCTGTCATATCGTTCAAGTCGTCGTCAAGTTCTTTTGGGCGTTATGGCGATCCGGTGGATCGTTGGGGTCCGTTTCTTTCCTGTGGAAGTCGGCGCTTTTCATACCCTCTTGCCATGTTGCCCGTCCCGATGGGACGTTGGCTGAACTCAACTCATTGAAGAGTAGGTCTACTAGCTTTGTGAACGTCACCTCGACTACTAGGACAACTTGGTCCGGTCATCTTTGGCCTGCGCTTATCGGTGCTTGATTCGTTCCGGATCAAGTGGTGATAGGTACGCTCGGCTCTGCCTGCCCTGGAATTGCTTTCATACCCGAAAGGGTAATCCCCGCTCTTCAAAGGCTTTTGCAACGGGTCGTGTCTGCGGTTGGCTAGCCCGCGACTTATATCGCACTAACTGCACACATGTGCGGCCGTTTCGGTATCGGTTTACGCGCTTCCTGCGGAATGCGGGGAAGCTTGCTACGATGCGAAACGTCACGCACTGCGGGGTGCCGGTAGCTTGAATGCTGCGAGATAGGCGCGCGGGGAGAACCCCGCGCGGGGGCGCCGTTTGCGCCGCGCCCGTTGTCGGCTGGTGACGTCTCGGATTAAGAAAGAGCGAATCGGGTTGAACCCCGATTCTACCCTTAAAGTAGTCGCTTGTAAATACGTGTACGGATGTACCCCTACCTGGCGGGGGGTATGGGGGCCTCCCCCCTGGATGGGTGGTGCGGAATTCCGGCCGGTCGGCGTAGCTTTCGGATTCGGCCGATCCGCCCCTAAACTCATTCCATACGCGGAAGCTTGAAAACGCGGGATTTTCATATCCGGCGTGCTGTTACGCGAGTCTCATTACTGAGACGGCCGGATTGCCGCGCGTACCGACCGCCTGACGGCCGCGTAGAGCACGCAGAAAGGGAATCCGGCTCGGAAGGCGTCCGGATGGCACAAAGCGTGCGAGAGGGGCCATTACGCTCGCGTGGCGAGGCTATAGGGCATTGGCGTCCGGTACGATCCGGAGTCGGCATCGTACCTCAAGCGTCTCGCCGTTCGTCGTGACGACTCGGCAAACGATCGTGTAGAGGTCGCCTGCGGTCCCGCCGTAGACCGTGTACTGCAACCCTTCATTCGCGGCAACTGCGACTCCGTCTACCGTCACCTGGGAGCCGTTGGCTGCCACAGAGCTTATCGTCAAGTCGCCGGTGCTGTCGATTGCGCCGAGTGCGTTGCCATTGGCATCGTTTCCGGTGACTGTCGCGATCGTGTCCCCTGCGGCAAGTCGGTCGCCAAAGTCGCAAAGGTAATTGATCTGCTCGGTTGCCGCCTTGTCGTTCGTCTCGCGGGCAAGCACGCTGTTCTGCTCAGACATTCAATCACCCTCGGTATAGCCGACCTATCGGCCTGGAAGTGCTCACGCGACCAACCGCATTCGACTTGGCAAGTCTACCACATTCCTTGCTGACGTGAACTCTGCCCGGCGCCCGCCCGGCCGCGTACCGCCCGGCATTGAGAGACACCCAAAGCCCGCTCGGATCAAACAGGAAAACGAACGTGCCTGCCGACGCAAACTCAATCGCTCCTACCGTCAGCTCGGCCGACGCCGTGAACGTGCCCGCTGAATACGACGCCGACCCGACAAACACCACCGCGCCCGAAGTGAGCGAAGCCGTCGCCGTAACCGCCTCGACATACAGCGCCGACCCGTCAAAGGAAACCGCTCCAGCAACGAGAGAGGCTGATGCCGTGAACGTGCCTGCATCGAACGTCCCTTCGCCCGCAAACTCAATCCCGCCTGTCGTCAACGAGGCCGTCGCCGTGAACGTACCTGAGTCAAACGTGGCCTCGCCCTGGAACTCGACTGCGCCGATCGACACGTCAGCCGATGCTGTCATTGTCGGATCGGCCGACGTCCCGCTGCCGACAAACTCAACCGGGCCTATCGTAACGGCAGCCGACGCAGTAAACGTGGGCGACTCAAAGCTGGCCTCGCCGTCGAATGCAATGCCGCCAACGGACAGATCGGCCGACGCGGTGAACGTACCTGAGTCAAACGTCGCGTCTCCGGCGAACAGCAGGCCCGCCACTTCAAGTGCGGCCGTCGCGGCAAACTCTGGGACCGTCGTCGTTCCAGTGCCCTCAAAGACAATGCCAGCAATAGACAGCGTTGCCTCACCAGCGTACGTCGGCTCCGTAAACGTGCCGGACCCCGCGAACTCAACTGGACCGACGCCAAGACCTGCCGTTGCAGTAAACGTAGGGTCGGCCGAAGTGGCAGACCCCGCGAACGTGACACCACCAATCTCTATGGCTGCCGAACCGCTGTAGGTCGGGGCAGTGAATCCCGCTGAGCCTGAGAACGTGACGCCGCCAGCCCCAAGAGCGGCCGATCCGGTGTACGTGCTCGTCGGCGGCACGAAGTCGCCGAGGATCATAACCGCTTCAAAGTTGTACTGGTCGATGTAGACGTCAACGTCGTCGCTCGATCCGAGCTTCACGACATAGCAGTCCTTCGCCATTCCCGAACCGGGTCCACCATACGTGATGGTCTGAAGCGACCATGTCGAGTCACCGCTTCGAGCGACACAATCGTACCCAGAGGATACGGAGTTCGTGCATGCGACCAGCACGTGGGTCGCTCCCGTTCGCAACGTGCTTGGCGTCTTGTTGGTCCACATGTCGTCTTCTGACGCGGACACCGTCAACGATTCTTCGCTGTCGCCCTTCCATTGAAAACCGGAATCAGACTTCAAGTAGCCAATCTCGTAACATTCCTGCGACGCGACCACCTCCTCCTTCACTTCGTACTGGTAGCTTCCATCAACGCCTGAGATGGAGCAGCACTGCGAGTCGAGAAATCGGTCGTCCGAGTCTCCGTACGCCCTGGCTGCCGTCCTGTACTGAGCAGTGGTATTGTTGAAGTGTACCAGCACGACGCCCACGCAATCCGAAGGAGAACCGGAAACAGTGAAGGTGGAGTAGGTGCTGTTCGTTGACGGGGCGCGGGAAACTGGCTCGCTATGACCAACCGCCTCGTCGGTCGTGAAGTAGCCAAGGAAGTTGACGAGCACTGGCTTGTTCGTCCAGGCTATTTCAACAATGTCGTCGCCGTCAGGCTTGACAGCGTAGATCCTGTAACCAAAGCGGCCAAGCGACCGCGAGTTAGACAAGGAGTACGGGTCCCAGGATTGCCCGTTTCCTCGCATCTCAACGCCGCGAAACGTCGAGTCGCCTTCGACGAGGAACAGGGCAATCGCGAGGCTTCCGGCGTCAGAGCCTACGTGACTGGTCAGGTCAATGTCGTGGTACGTCGCCGTCGCCGTCGCCGTAGGCGTAACGTCAACTGGATCATCAAAGAAGGTTGGCATTCAGTCGTCCCCGATCGTGCCTACGCGACCGGAGTGCCGTCAACCGTTATCACAAGCACTCCAGTCAACAGGCTGTTCTGGTAAACGCTAACCAGGACGTCCGTGTAGGCTGCCTCAACGGCGGCTTTTGCCACAGCTCGATCTGCTGCCGTGAACACCCCAGGATCGGCTGCGATCTCATTCCTGACGACCGCCGCCTCTGCAGCTACCTCTGCCATTCTTCTCGAAATCGCGGCGAGCTTGGCCGCCACTGTCCTGACGTTGTCGCCAGTCGCGGCCCGCTTCGACAGATCAATCAAGTTATCGGCCATTACGACCTCCGGACCTTGTCAGTGACTTCTCGTACAATCCGATCGACGGTGATCGGCTCCCTGTCAACCGTGAGTTCGCGAGCGTACCACAGAAGGTGATAGGCCGCGTTTCGAGCATTGCCAAGCGGGAGGCGGTCGAGCACCCTGCCGTACGTGTCACATTCCCATGACCACGGTACGACATCGAATATCCGCCGCTTCTCGTCCTCTTCAAGAGGAACGACGGATGCCACGCCTGACGGATGCGGCATCCCAGGAAGCCGCGATTCCGGCGTCTCAAGGAACGTCAGAACGCACCGGCTCAGGATTCCGACGACATCCTTCACTTCCGCATCGCATTCACTAAAGAGCGGACTCATGGCATGAACCTCTCCCGCCGTGAGTTTCGGCGCGAACGATCCGCCAACAATGACCTGCTTGACCTCAGACATTCGATCGTTCCTTACTGAATCGGCACGGTGATGGTGATGGACGATATCGCAATGACGCCACCGGCAACGATCGTCTTGTTGTCGAACGTCAAGTCCGGAGAGTCAGCCGCCTCTCCAGCGGTCCCCTGGCACAGAGCCGCCGTGTCGCCAGCCGCCCCCTGGTAGCAGCGGAAGTGACCGGCATCACCAGACGCATCCGCGCTCGAATCGCTCGTGATTGAGTTCGCAGTCGCAACGCCAGAAGACGCGGAGCCGAACGCCGGATTCCCGAACGTCGGCGTCCCAAGCAATGTACCGCTGCTTGCATCGCTGACGTTGGTCGGCGGCGTTCCCGTTCTGATGGCAATTGTTGCAGGCGGGGTCCCGCCATCGAATAGATCGACCAGCGCGTCGCACGCGGCGTTTCTCGCGGCAGTCGAAATCTTGAAATTGCTCGCCATGTGTACCTCCTGGTGAACGAGACACTACCAGTGGCGATTATCCAACCATTCAGCCAAGGTTGCAAGCCTGTTTGCCTTGTCTCAGTAATGAGACTGGTCTGCGAGTGCCATCTTTGACCGCGAGCGGTTCATCGACGATGGGATGCAGCGAAGATTGCTGATGCCATCCCCAGCGACAGATCCCCTGATATGGTCAATGTCCTTGTCGTCAGGAATAAGCCTCTTCGTGACTGCCATCCACACGATCCTGTGCAACGCAATCGCCTTCTTCTTGCCGTTGCGGCATATCTCGACAAAGCGATATCGCCCGCGACTGCCGCGATCAGCCTCCCTGACGCTGAGCTTCCTGTCACCTGAGTAGACCTCAGCCTTGACGATGTCAACCGAGAGAGTCCCTTCGATTAAGCGAGCAAGGATGTCCTCATCGGTCAGCCCCTTTCGGGACCGCTCTGTCCAGTCCCGTATGCGATCAACGTACTGTCGAGACGAATCCCAGTACCACCCGCATTTCAGGCACTTGAGCTTGCTCACCGGGCCTCTCTCAAGGACCCCCCAGTGCTCTAACTTCTGACTCCATCGTCCCTGACATAAGCAATTGCCTGGCTTGCGAAACCTTGACATTGACGCCACCTTTCATGTCTTCAATCCAGTCGATCACCGACGCCCCTCTGTTCTTTGAGGCCCACTCCCTGGCGTCCTTGCATCCGTCTGGACACATCGCCCACCGAACGTCAACGCCAAGAGCGCTCGACAACTGAACTGCGGTATGAATCGCCCCGTACTTTCCAGGCCAGCAGTTTGAGCACCCTGGGCAGTCGAGCTTGCACGATTTCAACGTCCCTCTCTTGTGAGGCTTTTCGTCCATTTCGCCGACGACGACTATCTGCGGCTTCTTCGTCAGGCCGTTCCATGCCGTGGCTATCATGTCAGCGCCGCCTACATTGCTGAACCTGCCGATCGTGACTGCGCCGATTCCGGCGAGTGCCGCAACGTCGCTGCCACCCTCAACGACAAACAACGGCCCTGCCGACAGATACCAATGAAGGAGATAGAACAGCCCCTGCTTGCCTCCCTTCTCGGACATCTTCGTTCCGTCACTGAATCGGCGGCAGTATCCAACGAACCTCGCCTTTCCGTCCCTCTGCGGCCATGTCGAATAAACGCCATGCTTCGCGTCAACACCGGCTCCGACGTACAGGCGATCAAGTATCCCAGGCGACAGGCCAAGCCTTTCCGCTTCCTCGGCCCTAACCTTTCCTGCAAGCTTGTGCCGGTACGCCTCCGCACAGCGATTCCTCCATAGCTCATAGTCAATCTTTCTCGGCGGTGGTGCGACGCGCTCAGGAAGCGGATCGTCAAGCTTATGCACCCAGCCGCCCGTCTTGACGGAAGTGCCAGACTCGACCTTCATGCACTTTGCTGCCGTTCCGTCGGCAGTCCGCGTACAGTATCGCTTCTGTCCGCATATCGAGCACGGCTCGGACGCGCTTACCCTAACCCATTTGCTCGCAGTTCGCTCATAAACCATTCGGCTGGTTCCTTTGGTTCAGCAAGCCTTGCAATCGAAAGCGAGTTAAGGTACTCGACGTCGTAGTAGTCAGGGTCAAACTTCTGCTTTGCCCACAGCAGGTTTGACTTGGTCAGCGTCGGCATTAGCGACCCGCCAATACGCACCCTGTCGCCGTGGAATAGTCGATGGCATCCACTGCATTGCCTAACGATCGCTCGCCTGTCATGCCTTCGCCCGCTGCCGCCTACGATGTGCGACATTTCAAGCCTTCCAATCATCCAGTTTCGCCAGAGACCTTCATTTGGTCGCCAGCCGCACGTAAAGCAGAAGTCGAAGAGTCTCGCAAACTCATCGTACATCTTCTTGTCTGCCGACTTTAGCTTTGCCATCGCGAATCTCCTTGAGTCTCGTTGCGTACGTCATTTTCAGCCATCTACGCTGCCTCTCGGTTATGTCTCCGCAGTTGATTCCGGCATTTACAAGCCTGGCAAGCGACTCAAGCTGAGCCTCGGTCTCACTTGTCTTTATCAGGGCCTCTACGATACCAACCGCAGCGCGAACGCACTCGCGTCTCACTTCTTTCTCTGCACGTACTGCGGGTACAGGTCCGCCGTCAGCTTCTTCCATTCGTATCCCTCCGGCATGTTTGGCAGGAACCCCTCCTCCCATGGAGCGACCTTGAACTTTCCTTTGTACATTCCGGCAGCGGCGCTGGCTTTGAGTCCCTTGTTTGCCGACACCGCAAGGCAGTAGTGCCAGTGCTTGATCTTCTCCTCTGGCGTGTCGGCACCGCCAGCCTTCGCCTTCTCTCGCGACACCTCCTTCAATAGCCCCTTCTGGAAAGCAATCTTCTGGCCGCTCTTTCCGCCGCGATGGCCGCATCGTGGACAGTCCGGCCTGCCTGAGTAGATGCAAGTGCAGTTCGTGCAGCAAATCTGCGACGGCTCCTTCTCTGGCTTGGATCGCTTCGTCAGGCTCTCCTTCACGACATTCGATCCGGCGTCGAGCGACCACTCCATGTCCTCGTCGGGGAATCCGTGCATGAAGATTGCGCCGGAATGGTCGATGATGATGCAGTCCTCTTTGCCAGGAAACGGCCGCAGAGCGCGGCCAGACCTTTGACGATACTTCACGATGCTTCGCGACGGAGCAGCCAGGATGATCGTCCCTGTCTGCGGAGAATCCCAACCATACGTCAAGATATCGCAGTTGGTTATTACCTGAATCTCCCCGGCATTGTAGTCGGCAAGGATATCCTCCCGGTCAGCGAGGTCCGTCGTCGCATCAATGTGAGCCGCATTGATCCCGGCCCTCTTGAATGCGTCCCGGCAGTGCATTGAATGCCGCACGTTGCAGGCAAACAGTACGGTCTGCCTGTCGCCGCCGTACCTCTTCCAGTGCTCAACGACGTCGCCTACAAGCTTTGGCCTATTGATTCGCTTGTCAACTTCGTCGTTCTTCCAGTCGCCCGCCGCTATGCCGCATCCGTTCATGTCCGGCGTCTCAGGGGCGTATGCCGTCACCTTTACCAAGTGCCCGGCGTCCTGCAGGTCGCCATACGTCGCAGTCGGCACTAGCTGCTTCCAGAACGGGCCGATCGACGCACCGTTCCCCTTGCTCGGAGTTGCCGTCAGGCCAATGAATACGGGATTGCCAGCCTTCTGCAGCATCTCGTAAATCTTCAGCCACTCGCTTGCCGTCGCGTCGTGACACTCATCTACGATAACAAGATCGAACTTCGCCATTATCATGCTCTTGGCGCGAACTGCGCGGGAGCCGATCGTGCCCTTCGTGCCAACCTGAACGCTGGCGTAGTGATTCTCGCCTCCGCGACTGTTGGCCATGATGATGCCGTGCTCAACGTCGCAGTCGTAAAGATGCGTCGATAGCTGAGTCACCAGCTCTCGACGAGGGGCGATGACAAGGGCTCGCTTGCCCTTCTCTTCGGCCAGCTTGATTAACATGCAAGCCATAACCGTCTTGCCGCTGCCTGTCGGCCCGACGATCACCAAGTTGCGGCAACCGGCCGCGACGGCCGAGCGAGCACGCTCGACCGCCGCAAGCTGGTAGCCTCTTGGTTGCTTGCCGCCTAGATCAATCTCCAGTGCGGGCAACATAAGCGTCGTACTCCTCCTTGGGCATGAATCCGGAATTTCGGCACTCGTTACACTTCTTGCCCTCGCAGGCAGGACAGACGATGTACGGCGCGGCCTTCTCGATCGCGTCAATCGCCGCCTCGAACTTCTCGGTCACGACGGCGAGATCAAACCAGCTTCCCGAAGTGCGACCGGCAGTCTTTTTGATCTGCCTCAGCATCGCTTTCAAGTCGCTTGGAAATTGCTTCCACATTTCCATCGCGAACGCCGACCTGACGTGTGCTGGCGCGACGACAACGGCGTCGTCCTTTGAGCCGCTGTCATCCTCGGCCTCTGCTGCCTCCTCCTTGAGTTCAGCAGCATCGACGGCGGTCTCGATCGCCTGTTCGATCGGCACCCCGGCGACAGCCTTTTTGACGACGTTTCGCTGCTCCATTTTCGTCAACTTTGACATCTGCTTGACGTTGTCCGGAGTGACGTCCACCTTTCCGGAGACGATGGCAGTCTTGGCCTCGGCGCTCAGCTTGCCGAACGACGGCGACCGCACCGCCTTCGCCGCCTCTCCCTCAAGCGTGTGCTTGGCAATGATGGTCTTCGCGTCGTCGGCCCGCACGTAGGTCTTCTTGGTCGCCACTCGAATCGCCTCCCGCAGCGCCGCTTCAGGCGTAGACGCCTTGGACAGCAGCGTGAGTGCCGGTTGGTCGATGTACTGCAGGCAGTCCGGCGTGTCGCCGAACGCCTCGTAAATCCCAATGTACCTGTACGCAGTGGCACGGCTGAGTGCCGTGTACGACTCGACGTACGCTTCAAAGGACGACTCACGGCCCTGCTCCACCAGAAGCTCGCGAGCCTCGTAAAGCTGCTCTCCAACTTCGATGAAGCTTGCGCAGCCAGTGGCAAGCGCCTTGCCGATGGCTTTCGCGAAGTAGTTCAGCTTGCCCTGAGTGTCTTTGTCGAATTCGCTCAGGTCCAGTGTAATCAAACTGCTCATTGTCTTACTCCTCACCTTCGATTGCTTGCTCGCAGGCTCCCGACGGTCGGCAAGCCTCTTCGATAACCTCGGCCACGCCATCCTTCATTACGATATGGCACTCGGCCCCGCTTCCAACACGCTCAACGAATAGCTGGAATCCCCTCTCGGCCGCGTACAGCACGACCTCTTGCAGCGACTCTTCGTCCAGCAGCGAAGCGTCCCTGACGATAATCAGCTTCAGGTTTGGATTGAGCGCCGCTCCAATCGCAATCCCAACCTTCATCTGACTGCTTACGCTGGTCTGGCTGGACAGCGGGAATCCGTTGTACAGCACGACCTTGTCCTCCGTGTTAACCGACAGACCTTCGATCGGCCACTTCGCTTCCGCGATCTTCTTCAGCTTCTTCTCGCGGAGCGTCTCAATCTTCTTGTCCGCCCGCTCAACAAGACCGGCGACGGCCCGGTACTCGTCCCGCTTCGCATTGATTCGTCTCTTTAATGAGACAGCAGCGTTTGTCTCGGAGACTTTGTTAAGCTCAGACAGGATCGGCTCCGTGTCTCGTCGCTCCATCTTCCCGACCTTCTCCACCTGCGACTGGTGAAGCGACTTCTTCGTGTCGAGCACCTTCTTCGCTTCCTTTACGGACGCGCTGACTGCCTTCTTCTCAGCCTTTGCCTCCGCCAGCGCCTTCGTCAGGCGCTGGACTTCGGCGGCAGCGCTGGCCTCGTCCTTCTCGGCCTTCGTTACGCTCAGAGTTGCCGCCTCGACCTGAGAAACCAAGCTGTAGATCGAACTTTCAGCATTGGCAACTTCCGCGTTGTGCGCGTTGGCAGCATTGAGCCGCTCGACGATCTCGTCGGGCGAGACCTCTTCATCCGGCACCTTCTCGTACGGAACCGTCAGCTCGTCGCGGAGGGTCTCTCCCTCAGACTTGACGCGGGCAAGGTCCTTCTTCAAGTCCTTGCGGCTCTCCATCTCCCTTGCGATCGCCGCGTCTTCCGCATCGAGATTGAGACCGGCAAGCTGCGTCAGCTTCTCGAACTGATCCTTCGGCTTCGCCGACATGAACTTCATGGGGTCGAACGTGACGAACGACACCAGCGACGACAGCAGCCTTTGCTGCTCGCCAGGGGCCGACCTGAAGGCGTCGTCGGAAACGACAGTCAGGGCGCTCTTGTGCTCGCCTTCGTCGGTCCTCCAGAACCGCCGCGTCACCCGCATCGGCGGCAAGTGTCGAGTCGGCTCGCCCTCCAGCGCCACCGTCACCGACCCCTCGTCTTCTCCGCGCTTCAGCGGCTCTTCGGGGCACATGACCGCGCCTCCGAGCGCCATGGCAATCGCGTCAAGGAAGGACGTCTTTCCTTGGTCGTTGCGACCGCCGATCACCGTCGCCGTGCCAAGTGGACGGATGTGCGCGTAAGAGACCTTCATCACGTTCCGGACTTCAACTTCAGTCATTTTCATCTTCGCCAGCCTCCAGGTCGTTAAGTGAAAAACCAGGCCCATCATCGACAGGAGCGTCGAGAGGGGCCGCGCCATCGCTAAACTCGTCATTCTCCCCGTCGATTCGCAACGCCAGGGCGAGCCTGTCCGTCATCTTCCAGAACTTCGACGCCCGCCTGACGGGAGTCTTCCGTATCATCGAGTAGGGATCAGACTTCCAGACATTTTCGTGGGTATCTACGGCCTCGATCCGCTTTCGATTGACCCACTCATTGCAGTGCCCGCCTAGCGTCGTCTCCCAGATGCAATACGCACCGCGATACAGCTTGCGGACCTGCGCGGGGTTCAGGTCGTCGCGGTCAAGATTAGGCTTGTGCCGAATCTTCGGGCCTGTTTCATCGACCCACCGCTCGAACTCCTCCCCTTCAAACACCACATCTGCGTAAACGAACTTTAGGTAGTCGTTCGTGAACGCAATGTCGAGATAGCCCTTGTAGCCTATCTCAAGAGTGCAGACCTTCTTCGGAAACTCCCTGTTTCTCCTTGCGATAAGGAAGCACAGACCGGCTGAGCCTCCAGGCGGAAGGCCAAGCCTCGCGGCGTTCGCGGCCGACCTCATAACCGACGCCTCGTCGATCGTGTCCCGCGAGCCTCTCAGTTCGTTCACCGCGACGATCAATGACCCGGCGAAGACGCCCTGGTCTATTCGCGGATCAAGGAACTGCAGAATCTTGCTGATATTCACAGCGACGAATTCTGCTAGGTCGCTCTTGCAAGCTGGAAGGTCCAGCTTTTTCTTTGCCATCGCACTACCCCTATTCTAGGAACTCGCTGCCAGCCAACATTTCGCCATACTCTCTTCGCCCCCACTTGCTGAGACCGCCAGGGATGATGTCGTTCGTGTACCCCGGCCAATCGTCCGCCTCTACACACCGCAGGAAGTCGTCAGTCAGCCCGCGATACTTCGCCCTCCCTACTCGAATGGTGTCAAGGTCTGCATGGATCACGTTGATGCCGTGCGGGAATCCATCTTCTACGACGACCCAAATGAAATGACACAGCTTTCCGGTCAGCGCTTTTATTACGTCAACGTACATCGCCGCCCGAACGTCGTAGTTGTACTTGTCAACAGATCGCTCGAACTTCTGGATGGCCGCACCGCCCACCGTCGTCTTTTTTAGATCGACGATGCTTGGCGGACAGTTTCCGTCAAGTATCAGCTTGTCGAGCCGAATCTTGAACTTGACTCCGCGCATTGCGGCGACCGCAGTGACCTCGTAGCCTCCGTGCTGCCGAATGAGGTTCACTACCTTGTGATTCCTCACTGCGCGGTAGATCGCCTCAATCGAGGCCGAGTCCGTTGCAGATATGACGTCAGTCGGCTCGTAAGACGACAGCGTCTTGTGCGTCCCGCAGTACCACCGTGACCCGTCAGTATATGACCCCGATGCTCCGCATGGCTCGCCAGCCCGCCTCCCCGACTTCAACCGAGCCGAGCACGGCTCCGCGACGGTATAGAGAGTCTTGTACAGAGACGGCTCCAGAAGCCTGCAATGCAGAGCCTTCCCGAACGCCAGCGCGGGCGTCTCCTTTCTATCTAGCGTCCCGTCGATTGCAGCCTTCAAGTGCTGCATCGAGTTCAGCCCCCACAGGAGAGTCGTCGCGTTCATCGCGTTCAACTTCCTGTATTCGTCCCACGCGAACCCCTCGCGGATTCCGTCTTCCGGAAGCTCTTCGCCTACACGCATACCTATCACAGCAATTCCCCCATTTCCACGCCAAGTTCCTTTGCGATCTTGCCGAGCATTTCAAGAGACGGCCTACGCTTTCCAGACCTCAAGTAAGAGACGTATTGCGGAGTCACGCCAATCCTGTCAGCAAGCTCCCCCGGCCTGACCTTCGACCGCCTCATAGCCGCCACGATTTTCGCCGCCATAGACTTCGCATTCGCTTCCCCCATTGTCGTTACCTCCGAGCTACCCGCGACTACCTACAGCTATTAAACCAGGCGTTTAATTTCCTGTCAACAGGGGAAAATAAAAAAAGCCGCCGACCGGTTTCCCGATCGGCGGCTCATCTCCAGCCTCAAACAAAACTTCGCATCGTCTAAAGGTTTTGCGACAGCGTCTCAGTAATGAGACGACTTAGTTTCGGATTCGACGAACACGCCCAAAGGGGCCAAACACGATCTCTCGCGGTTGCGGAGCAAAGTTGAACTGCACTCGCGGAGCGTGGTGGATAGGCTGCGCCCTGAATTGAAACTGGGCGACCGGAGGGGCGTAGGCGAAGCCAGCGGGGGCAACAAACCCGAACTGCTGAGCCGGAGGCGAGTACCCATACCCGAAGGCGAGACCGGCCGAGCCATACGGACATGCGTCGGCCGACCCAATCGGCAGGAACGCGAGCAGCCCAATGACAGCAAGGGCAATGAGCATGATGCGATGCTTCGGTTTCATGGAAGTCTCCTTGTGTGAAAGTGCCTGAAACAATCTGCGTTCGCGTGGGGCGATTCGACTACTATTTAACCACCAAATGCGGCGGATATCAAGGTGGCATTTTCGAGCGTCCTAATATCGGCGTCTGTCAGTGGCGCAGGCTCTTTTGTGCTGGCGTCGATCGGCATTGCTCCCGACTTCACCGCAATGAGGCACTTCCGCTTCTGGTCGAGCGACAGTGCGCTCCAGTCGGTAAGAAGCAGCCCCTTCGGCGCGTCGGTTCCACTGTGGCATCCTGCGCAATTCTGCGACACTATAGCTGACGCGGCATTGAGAGTCGCCTGCTGACTTGCGTTCAGCATCCCGTCAGGCTGACTCACCTGCGGCGACGGCCCGGTCGGTGCCGTTTGCTGCGTAGGGGCAGTCTGCTGGACTGTCTGGCTCGTATGAGACTCAGGTCTCGTCGCGATCTGCGCCAGCCCCTGCGACAGCAACGCCGCAATGCCAAGGTCTCTCTCATTGATCGACAGTTGGCGATTGGTCTCTCCGTTGTACTGCGCAATCAACGCCAGGACGCCCATTACATCGGATACGGCCGACTTGTGTACCTCTCCCGCTTGGGTCGCCAAGCGAGCCGCCGTCTGCATGTCAACCTGGGCTTGCAATCCCGGCCGCGAGTAGACTCCAGCGTACGTTCCCGCAGTCGGCGGAAATCCGTAAATGCTCTGCGTCGTGATCGCATTCGACGCATAGCCAAATTGCTGCTGGTAGCCCTGCTGTGCGTAGCCCTGCTGCCCGTACTGCAGGCCGTCGCGCTCCATCTTTCGGGCCATCAGCGAAGAGAACGCCCTCGTCTCTTCCGCAGCCGCCTCGGCGTCAATGAACCGATCCTTCCATGTGTACGAGGATGCCACCGGCTTTTTGTACGACGAGTACGACGGTGCCGTGTCAACCTTCGTCCAGCGATACCTCCACTCGTACGTCGTGTAGCAGTGACTGCAACTGTATCGGCAACCGTACGAGCATCGCCGAATCGCAACCTTGTACTTCTCCTTCGAGTAGTAGTTGCCGTCGGCACCCTGCCAAAGATTGATACTTGCGTCAACGAGCGTGTACGGTTCCGATGCCGGTAGGACATGCGGATCGCACGTCTGACTCAGCGCGCACGCCACAATGACAATCGCCAGTCTGCCCTTCATTTTTCAACTCCTTGTGGAACACTAAGCATGGCCGACCTAGCCTCGTAGGTCTGTGACAGGAAATCAACAGCTATTGCCTTGAACGCAGTCGCCGGAATCGAGCGGCCAGATGCCAGCGCGTCTATGTATCGCACCTGACCAGGGACTTGCGCAAACAGGGACGCGACGACCGATGGGGCAATCTCCTTTGGCGCGTCGATCCCAGCGTGAAGCAGTGCCTTCCTCGCATCGACAGTGCTTCTGGAATGGTAATTCCACATCTGCAGAAGCTGGCCGATATGACGCTTCGCAGTCGTCTCCCCCTCTTCAAGCACGCCAGGGTCTCCAGTGAGCAAATGCAGACTTTCGTTGAAGTCGTCATTGGCTCGCCTAAGCGGCTTGGCGTACCTCGGAGTCAGTTCGCCATTGAGCCTATCGAGCAGCTTGGGGTCCTTCAGTCCGGCGACGGTCGTCAGGTTCGTCTCTCCGTTCCTGAGCATGTCGCCGATCGAGCTTGTCAACTCTAACCATGGGCCAGGCTGATCGTTGTGAATGCAGTGGCAGCCGACACAGTCAAGCCACCCGTCTATGCGACGATCGTAAGAGAGAGGCGCCGAGTGATCCGCTGCAATGTTGTCAGGAGCGAAGTCCTGCAGTTCTCCGAGGAACTCGCCAGTGTTTTTGTCGTACCCGCTGAACAGCAAAGTAACAAGAGTCACTCCCTCAACGAATACCTCCATCGCGTCAGGCTTGAACTCGTCAAGCGTGGCAACTGGCAGTTCGTGGTTCGGCCTGCCAACGCGGGCGTCTCCGGTGATCCCGACGAGGCCCTGATTCCTCCCAGGCACAGCGAGACCGCTGTAAAGCCAGACCGCCCGCTCACCCTCATTGAGAACAACCTTTGACGGCGTGACAATTGCAAGCTGGACCTTTCGGCGACGGCGAACTTCATCGAGAGTCGTCCCTGAAAGCTGCGACAGGATGTAGTCGAAGTCCGTCACCTTCGGGTCAGGCGACTTCTTGATCCTCCTGAACGCATACCACAAGCCAAGACCGTCAGTCTGGCTGACGCCGCGAGAGACGAACTCGCCGAAGTGGACAATCGGTGCGGCACAAGCGGTCCTCTCCATGATGACGCCGTACTCTGCGCCCATGTACGGAGCTGGCACCCTTACCGCCGACGGAGTCGTCAGTGCGACAAGTGCGGTTTTCGGGACCATTGCAAGCTGCCCGTCAATAACGATCGCACATGCGTCCTTGAATGAATCCCACGGCTTGGCCAGACTGACCGTCGTTCCAGTGACAAGCCTGATCTGCCTCGTTCCGCTTGACAGCGTGACTTTGGCATCCTTCTCGTCAAGGCCGACGGCCCACACAAGCGGTGCCGCAATCACCTTTACGACGCCAGTGCCCTCGCCGACCTGCTGGGCATTCGTCAAGGTGAACGGCTCGTGATCGTCCTTGCCGACACCGACGCCGCCAAACCTGTTCCATGTCGCCACAAGGTCCGAGAGCACGTCAGGGTCCCCGCCAGCCATGACTGCAAGGTCATAGCGATAGACACCGTTTCCAAGATACGTGCCAGACTGCTCCGTTCCTGAATGATTGAGTATTTGATGCCCAGCCATGGCGGCGGCGGATATCTGCCGAGTCGCCTTTGCCGGATCGGGATCAATCGGAATCCAGACGTACCGAAAGAACGTCGCCCCCTGCTGCTCAGTGTCGGCGAGAACGACAGGAACAGAGTCCGCGATATGCGGAGCCGGAACGCACGCAAGGAGCAATGGATTTTGGACACTCGACAACAGGAGCCACGCCATCGCATACGCTGTCATTGATAAGCCTCCGGATGCTCGATGAACTCGCGGACAAGTGCCGCGTTCACCGGATTCGACAGGTCCTGCACTGCCTCGACAACCGCAGGTGGAATGCGAACTCCAACGCTCTTCGGGAACAGCGAGCCGAATATCAGCTTGACGCACTCTTCCGTGATTCGCTGCCTTGCAATACCGATTGCCCGCTCAGATCGCGAATCAACGATGCCAAGCGACTTCAGGCACTTGGTCAACTCGCAGGCGGCATCGTCCGTGCCCGGCTCGTCAGGAGCGACCTTTGCCTCTCCGTACCGAATCAAGCCTTCTTGAATGTCGCCCGGTTGCAAGACCGCCAGAGCCACGTTGTAGTACGGGTTCATCACAGCGACGACTTCGGGGTCCTCGATGTGCGGAGAACCAAGCCCGTGCCCAGTCTCGTGCCTCACGACATGGTAGAATGAAATTTGACCGCGAGGAGGACTCTTCTGCGTGCTCCAGCTTTCGCTTTCGTCGATCTCGTGAGGCAAGACCGTCTCAGGATTCGGCTTTCCGCACGGCATGTAGTGCTGCGCCAGGACGCCCTGAGGTCCGTCAATCTTGCGATGGCGAATAATGATGTTCGGCCGGTCCTGCATTCGGACCCGCTTGAACAACACGCCGCAGACGCTCATCCACTCTTCGTACGACTCGGTATGCAGCCGCTCTTGCTCGTCCTGGTCTAACCCAGGTACGTACGACTCAACGGCCCACTTAATCTCGTACCCCCGATCCCACTGGCACCGCTGCTGCGCTGCCATGCGGGACTGTGCCGGGGTGACTCCGCAAATCAACTGGCTCATGCTTCTGCCCTCGTCAGGTGGCGGTTGGCTGCGTTGCTCAGCTTCCCATCGGCGGAAATCCCTTCGGCGCCTCGACAGCCTGAGGCAAGATGCTATTCAGAGCCGCCCCAACGATCGCCGGAATCGCCGCGTACAGCGCGTCGTCAACCCACGGCTCGATCACGTTCGGAATGAACGGGATGTCGTAGTCGCGGACGTACTTGTCAAATGCGGACTGCATGGCCTTTGTCAGGACCGGCTTGTCCCCCTGGTCAATCCGCCCGTCCTCCAGCACCGACCGAAGAACGCCAAGCAGTTCGGCGAAGCTGAACTTCTTGTTGGGAAGCGCGCTTGCACGTCCATGCGCGACTCCAAGCACAATACTCTCGACAACCTCTTTTCGATCGCTCATGTCACTCTCCGAAAAAGGATGGGGTACTTACAACGTAATAATCATTGATTGCTGCCGCAGTGTCAACTACGGAGGATTGAGCCAAATCTGCGTACACCCAGGCGTCACAAGCTCGTCTACGTGCTCGGCCTGAACGATCAAGTAGTCTATCTCGATGTCACTGCCGTCAGTTGGATAGACCGTTATCGTGTCGCCAATCGTGACGTACAGCTCAAGTTCCATGTGGTACGTCAGGTAAAACGTGCCGCTCCCGGTGCTCGTAACAACGTCGCGGACCTTGCTTGCGTATATCAGATTGCTGCTTGTTATCGCCGAGATTGTCGCATTGTTCCTGACCCAGTAAATGTTGATCTGGTTCGCAGTGGCGGAGCCTGGAGTCCACGTCAAGTCTATCGCACACCTGAGCCTCACCCGGAACGTGCCAAGCGCCTCAAGGAACCCGTCTCCGTCAATCGTGAACATCGCATCAGGACTGTCGTAGTATTTCGCGCCAAGGTCAGCGCCGTAGGTGAATCCCGACGGGTCCTGATTGGTCGCATTGACCGCAACCTCTACTCCGTACTTCGTTCGCGGAGGAATAAGCTGAACCCATGCCCAGTTGTACTGATCGACGCTCGTCGCAAGGTTGTTCGTTGCGTTGTCCCAGTTGTTCCAAGACAATATCCTGGCCCTTGGCGTCTGCGAAAAGTACCAACTGTCGTCGATCGGGTAGTTGGCTCCGTCATTGATGTTCAAGTGCGGAGTGTTCCACCACTCTCGACACTGCGAGCCGTACAGGTATGGCGGCCTTGTCGTCTTCCCAGTGACGTCGCCCTGATCCTGAGGAAAAACGTACGCCCACTCAGGCCGGACGCCAGCAATCGCCATGTCTTCGGTCGCGATGATCGCAGGAACAACCCCGCCGATCGCAACCGGCCAGTAGTCCGTCGTGTTGCCAGCCGTCTGCAATGCGACTCCCGCCATCCCAGGAAGGTGCCTGCATGGATTGCCGTTCGCGTCTACGTGCTGCGCCCAGACTTCGTCAAACCGATATGCGTTAAATCTCCTGTTCTTTCTCTGGGTCAACTGCAGCCCGTTGAGCGTCGTCGAGTACGGCGAACTGACCTCCTCGTACGGAAAGACAAGCTGGCCCTTCCCCCATGTTCCTGAGTACGGCTTGCACCAGATGACGTCGATGTCTCCCATGCCTGGCGCGCCAAGCATGAACTGCCTGCTGTACGGATCGCGATGCAGAAGCGAGAACTCAGTGGACCCTCTGTCTATGTCAAGCGGATTCATCGCCTCTACGTTCCAGCCCATGTCCTGCACGACCTGCGGCGAGTCTTTGTCGATGCCGTAGATGCTCACCGTTCCGACGCCAGGCTCGTCGGAGTCACTCATTGCTTCAATGTTATCGTCCAGCTTGCCGAGATAAGTCTCTAGCTGGTAGTCAGGCCATCTCGCCTGAGGCAGTTCGTCGCGACCAAACTCTGCGGCAATGTCGTTGCCGCCAGTTGAGATTTCAGTTATCATCCCGCCAACTTCAACACCGCCGCTCGGCTGGCTTCGCGTGCTGTACTGTCGCCAGCGGACCATGCCGATGCCAGCGCCGGGCACGATTGAAGTGACAAGGCCGTAGTACCGGTTGATCTTCGTGTGCGTTGCGTACAGTGCGCCTGCCAACTGCGTTGCCCGCGACGACAGCTCGCTCGTATTGTCAATCGACCCGTTCTCAAGCTTGATCGCGAGCATCGAGTCCCTGACAATGCGACGTGTCCCGACGACTGCCCCGGCGATTCCAGTGGCGACCGTTTCAATGTGAACGTCGCCTTCAAACGATCTATCGTCTCTCGACTGATCCCACCCCTGGCCGGTGTACTTGTCAACGACGCGAAACACGACGTCAACCTTCTCTACCTCCTTGGCGGCGTCGCCCTCAATGGGCTCGAAGTCATACACCCTCCTGCCGTGGACATCGACAAGCAAGCCAAGCTCTTCGCCGTTCTGGTCGTCCGGCTTGACGATCGAAAACTCACCGCTTGACGGATCGTACGCCAGCGTCATTTGGTTCACGCGAAGAACGACCTTCAGCGCCTCCCACGCCGAGTAGCCGTCAAAGCGAAGATTCTCAGGACTCCCCTCTGGCGTCACCGGGAACGTCGGAGCGGTTGCCGTCACGCCCGATGGCATTGTCGTCCAGATGTTCGCGACGAGGGTGTTCCATGTCCACAGCGCCCCGCTGTTCAAGCTCTCCGAGTAGTACAGGTCGGGCGTCGTCTCGGACCCAATTGGCGCGAGAGACTGCCTCACGTTGATCCGCTTGTTGTACGAGGTCATCTCGCACAGCACCCGACAGTCCCTCAGTTCGACAAGGTATGGGCTTGTCTCACTAATGAGACCCGACATGCACGTCGCCTTGACGAAGTACATCTTCACCAGGCGGACGTACTCCGCACCGGCAGAGAACGTGATCGTGTGGGCGGCATTTTTGTCGATCGCATCAACGTCACGCTTGGCCATGAGCAGGTACGCGACGCCAGGAGCGAACCCTCTCTGGCATGTGTACGAGTTTGCTCGCCGCCAGTAGTGCTGAGGCCACTCGGATGCAACTGTCGTTTCAATCAGTGCGTCTGGGTGCAGGCAGGCGTACGTGTCGTCAAGGTGTACGCCTACGTCTACTACCGGCATGGCTACGACTCCTTGATGATGTGCTTCAAGACTGCCTCCATGACAATTCTTGGGTCAAGGTCAACTCCTGCCACTGAAGCATTTACGATCCTAATGTGCAATCCCCAGTCGATCAGGCCAGCCTCCTTCATTCCGTGGGACACCTCAGTCATCTTCTTCGACCCTATCTTCAAATTCCCGCTCGTCATGTACTTCATGTACCTGTTGAACGCCGCAAGCTTCTTCTTGCCCGCCGCGCTCTTGGCCTTAGACTTGAGCAGCTTGAGCACGTCGCCCGACTTCTCTGCAAGCTTCGGCGGCAGCGCGTAGGGCTTGCCAGCCTTTGAGTCAGCCGCCTTCAGGCTGGCAGCACTCTCTCTGTTTCTCGCGTCCGCAGCCTTTTTGTCCTCGATCGCCTTTCTGTGAAACTCAGGATTCAGTTCCTCGAAGAAGTCGTCTCCAGACATGCCCTTCACGACTGCCGCCTTCATCGGCCTACCGAGAACGACAACCTCAGTCTCACTGGCGCATCCGAGTCCGTTCCCGAACACGCAGAATACGTCCTTGACGGGGACCGTTGCCGCGATCAGCGTGTCGCCAAATGTCTTTGCCGTCTCTTGCTCCAGCGAGAATGACGACAGTTGCTGCAGGGCAACGTCTACTTCGGGGGAGTATTCAGTGTCATTGAATCCCTCTTTCAGCTTGTGATCCGAGTGCATTCCTCGCCACAGCGGCAGGTGCGTCACCCCTGCCTTCTTAAATGAGGCTTGAGTATCGGCATACACCCTCTTGGCAAATTCGCCAACGACCTTCTTGAGCAGCCTCTTGACTCCGAGGACCTCGCCCCTGTCCATTCGGTCGGTTGAACTCCATTTAGGTTTCACTCCTAGCGTCTCACCGACAATCTCCTGTATCGCAATCGCGTGAGCGTCGTGGTCAGCGCTGGTTTCCGCCCAGCTATCAACAATGAATGCGACGAGCTTCTCGCCGTCGCCCTTCGCATCCTCGGCCTCCTTTAGCCGCTCGCCGTGAGCGTAGCCATAGTAGCTGTAATCGTCGTCGTCATCACCTAGCAGCTCAGTCACGACCTTTTTCAGGTGGCTCGCCGGAAGCGACTTCTCTAGCATGGCTCCGTAGTGCTTGGCTATATTGGCCTTCATCTTCGGGGCGTACGCCATGCCAACTTCGCTGACCTTCCTCCAGCTAGAGGCGCCCTTGAGCCTGCTTTTGGGGACAGCCTTCGATGCAAGGCCAGTGCTGAAAATTGCAGTGACCGCCGACTTGAACAAGGCCGGGTCTTTCCATTCCTCTTTTGTCATAGGCCGCGAGCCAGTGCTTGCTGACTTCTTGGCCTGTCTTTTTGCTGCAGGCTTGGCCTTGCCGCCGCCCTTCATTGCCCTGGCAATCTGCGCGTCAGTGGCACCGGCCTTTTTTGCTCGCGTGGCGAGACCGGATGCAATTCGCTTTTTGCCAGCAGCGGCGGCCTCTGCGGATCGCTTCAGCAACTCGGACGCCGACAGTCCGAACCGCATCATCCTAACTGTCGTCGAAAGCCTGACGCCAACGAAGTCGTTCTGCTTGCGGAACGGAATGTCGTCAATCCGCCACTCTGGCGACGACGGGGGAACGCCTGAGTTCAACCAGTCCTGCGCCTCCTCGACGCCAGCCTGTGCTGCTTGTCGGATCGTCATGTACGTCTTGCTGCAGCGGCAGTTGAAGTCCCACGGTGGAGTGAACAGCTTCCACATGGGATCGTCTGCGCGATAGACGTTCGTTCCGTTCAGGCCGAGCTTCTCAAGTGCCCGGTGATTCTGCCTTGCCCTTCCGTCCCGAATCGACCAGTACGCAGCGTACGGAAACACCGCCTGGACAACCGGACTGCTGTGCATCGCCTCGCGCGACGCGGAGTATGCCATCGTGGTGTTCGTGCGAAACACCGTCTCAAGATGCGGCATCCCTATCGGCGACGAACCAAGCTTGTCAACGACACGATTGTAGAACTCCCTGGGAGTGTTCTTCGCGTCGCGGTCAGCCATGTGCTCTGCGAGCAGGTCCCTTATCGTTCCGATCGTCTCTTCGCTGTCAATGTTCGCGATGGTGAACGCCTGAGACTTCAGGTCGTCAGAAGCCTCGTCGAACTCGTCTCGCGTCATCACGTTTCGGTGAATCAGGCGATTGATCGCTTCGTCCATCCATGGAAACTCGACGACCGGCGAGAACTTCACTTCCGATGGCGGAACCGGGTCAGACGGCAGGTAGAGCTTCGGGGCCTTCAGGCCAAGAGGATCATCGAGTTCAGCGATTGCCCTCTGGACGTTCTTCGGCAGCGACCTTGCCGTCTCGTCAAGCCCGGCAACCCAACCGGCTATCTGAATATCCGACGCCAGCGATGCGATAAGAGGTGCTGTCTCAGACATGATCTCGCGGGCGGCTCGGATCACCGTTTCAATCGGAACACCGGCATTTAGAAGACCAACCTGAGACAGCAGCCTCCCCCGCAATTCGTCAACAAAAGTCTGGCCAGCGACAAGCCCGACCTTCAGTATTGAATCAACCAGCGACGGCATGTAGGCATCCTACCTTCCCGTTACCTCGGAAAGCATCTTCCTGAACGGCTCAAGCTCTTTGTCCTTGTAGTCCTTGGACATCTCATTGTACAGGTACTCATTGACGGACTCTGCGTCGAGCCCTGTGTCGATCATCTTCTGTGCAGCCGCCTGAAGCGCTGACCTGGCCTGCGACACGCCTTCCTTGTACCCCGTTGACGATCCACCGCCAAGCATCGTCGCTTCGCTCGCCTCATAGAGCGCGTCCTGCACGTCAGCCCGATCCGAGTAGTTCATCTTGCGAAGAATGCTACCGCTCGGCGCCTTGCTGGATATCGTCGTGTCGCCAGCCGACTTCGTGCGGCCAGAATTCTTGTGTCCGGCAGGCGTGAACGTGACACTGTAGCGATTGTAGCTACTCGTCGCACCGAGGGACGAACTGACTTGCACCTTGTTTCCGTGTTTGTCTTTGTAGTACGTGTCGTCGCCAACCGTCGATCCGTCAGGAGTGCCGAACATATTGGACTTCTCGTGCTCAAATCCGTTGGCCTTCAAGGCGGCGTGCATTCTCTTTAACTGATTGTGTGCGTAGCCGCCCTTCTTTGTCCACGACACTACACCATCGGTGCCTACGTGCCTGCTTGCGCCACCGGGTACGATTGAGGTCGCAATCTTCTTTGTCTGCTGCGGAGTCATTCCGCCGCTCGACTCGCCAGAGCCGGACGATCCTCCCGCAAGCTTTTTCACACTGACTGTCGAGTACTTATTGCTCCCCTTGTTGCGGATGTTCACCTGCATTTTTCCGTCGGGTGACGTCATCATCGTGGAGCTTGACATGCCACCATACGGAACATTGGTGCTGTTGGTCTTCCACCCAGCTTTCTTGAGCTTCTTCTCGGCGGCATTGTCGTCTCCGGTGATCCTCAGTTGCGCCCTGCCGTCTTGCATGTGCTTCCGCGCGTTCAGCCCGGCAGACTTTAGCGACGAGATTGCGTCCATGTGCAACTGTTCTGCGGGCGTTGAAGCCTTCTTCGTTGCACGCGCAGGCTTCTTCGCAGCAGGCTTCTTTGCGGCAGGCTTTTTTGCCGTCTTCTTGGCTGCAGCGCCCGGCCTCGCCGCCTTCTCGCCAAACGGCTGCTTGTCAATCTTGTTGATCTTCGCCTGCGACGCCCCGGCTCGCTTGGCCAACGTCAACATGCGAGAAGCGACTCGCTTTTTGCCAGCAGCCTTTGCGGCAGCAGCCGCCTCAAGAAAGTACGCGGCATCCTTCGCAAGCCTGGCGAACTGCACGTCTGCTTTGTTGAACATCACATGCTCCTCAGTAAACTCGTATGGAACGCCCAGAGGGAGTTATGTACCGACACCCGCTCGGCCTACAATCTTCAGCTACCCATCCGTGGCCTACCTCGACCCACTCGCCGCAGTCGCTTACTACGTGCTGCCATTCGCCATCAATCATCACGTCGAACTCGTACTGCCCGACTCTCGCTGCAATGTTCGCCTCCTCGACCGACAATGGCGCGCCGCACACGCTTATGTCTCCGTCGGCCGCAATGGCGCGTATGTCCTGTGTCATGTACCTTGCGATCTGGACGCTCGACAGTGACCTTCGGACAACTCGCTTGACGATCCTCTTCTCGACCTCAGGCACTCCAGCGGTGTTGCAAGTAAGGTCGCCGTAGTCCTTCGTTCGAGCGCCGCCGTTCGTTCGCTTCAGCCGATTGTACCACTCAACAGAGACGGCGGACTCCCTTTCAACATCAAAGTTCGAGTCGTCAAATTCCGCCCCAAGGAACTCCGCGATCTGTCTCTGCCCGATCAGTTCCTTGCTTAACAGGTCCTCATACCTGACAACGATCTTCTCGCCCTCGAACTCGTCAAAGGCTTTCACGTTTTCGCAATACACGCCAACGCGACTCATTGCGCCGTATCCACGCATCTCCCTGGCGTACGACTCAAGGTAATGCCGGACCAGCAGTATCGCCCTGTCGTGACAAGCCTTGCCGTCGTTGCCGTAGTACGGACGCCACCCATGGCGAACCGCAATCTTTCTGCAGTTGACGTTGTGGGTGCGATAGAACGCATATCGCCCCTCGTTGCCCATGCCAGTCAGGTGCCCGCCTGGAGTCCTGATCTTGCAGCACTTTTCAAGAACCCATCGACACCAGTTGAGACCGCTCCCCTCGAATGAAACCAAGATCGTACTGCCGTTTGCCATCGCGTCGCCCTTTCAGGTATCAATAGTCATCGTCGCCGTAGTCGTAATCTTCGTCGTCATCTTCCGGCTCCTCGTAGTCGCCGTACTCATCGTAGTCGGCAGGGCCGAGTGGCTTTTTGGCCTCGGCCGCGCCTCTGTCGGCACGCGCCAACGGAACCTCGGAGTCGTCGTAGTCGTAGTCGTCGTAGTCGTCAGGCTGACCCCTGTCCGCACCGGACGCGATCAACATGGCCTGGGTTTCCGGCGATACACCCCTGTCGGCACGCGCCAACGGAACCTCGGAGTCGTCGTAGTCGTAGTCGTCGTAGTCGGCAGGGCCAGGTGGCTTGCCGCCACCACCGGCCTTCTTCGCCAGCGTGCGAAGACGCGACGCCACTCGCTTGCTTCCAGCCGCTTCCGCCTCAGCGGCCTTCTTTTCAAGCTCTTCCGGCGAACTGGCCATCCTTGTGATGTGCCACGTTTCTCCGTCGCGGATCAGCTTTCGTTTGTCGCCGACGATGCCGAACGACGACGCTCCCATGCGTACAGCCTCAGCCACGAGACGAGGCTTCAGCCGCTCTCCGTTTCGAGTCAGCGCGAGCCCGCACTTCACAAGCTCAATCGGAGAGCCGCAGTTTTCGATGGTCTTCGACTGTCGCATTTTCTTGCTCCTAAGCTTCGCGTGGATCAATAGTCATCGTCGTCGTCATAATCGTCGTAATCGTCGCCGCTATCGTCATACCTGCTGCCGCTAGTCGGCTTCGCGTTCGGGAACAGCGGCTTGCGCCAACTCTTGCTTTTGGGGCTCTTTGACTTCATGTACTCATTGAACACCTTGAGGTCCGTGCTTCCCGGCTTCAGTGACATTTCAAAATCAACGTCATCGTAGTTCCACTGTATCGTCTTGTAATGCTCCCTCCCTTCAGGCGTCAGCATGAGATCGCTGACTTCTTTAGCGCCCTTCGGGGCGCCGACAAGCTCTTCCTCGCCGAGATTCGCACTAAACCCGAACTTCGGCCAAACCGCAGGCCCATCCTCTACTGCCTGCAGCGTGATTTTCTTCAGGCCGAGCCGCTGGGCGTTACTGACGATGTTCCGCAGCATGTCCGTGGCGAACCCCGTCCCTCGCTTCTCCTTGCTGACCATGCAAAGTTCAATGCGGACAGACTTGTCCCTCATGTCAACAGTCGTATGGCCAAACGTGCCTTTGCTGCCAAACGAAATGTCCCACCTGCCGGGCTCCATCTCCATTATGTTGGCGCTTTCGTCGCCTTCCGAGGCACCGCCAAGACTTGCAAGTTCGCCCGCATTCTTCAATCCCTTCGGGAGACTTCCGCCGCCATACTTCCTGAGTTCAGCAAGACTTCCCTCTGCGTCCCCAGTGAACCTCTCTGTCACGCGGACGGGCTTGGCAGCTTTCTTCGCAGGCTTTTTCGCAGGCTTTTTCGCAGGCTTTTTCGCAGCCCTTGCAGATGGCCTTGCGGCAGGCTTTGCGGCAGGCTTTGCGGCCCTCCCTTTCCGCTTGGCAGGCGACTTCTTCTTTGCAGGCTCGCCGTCGCCAGGGCGTTCGTCTTGGTACACTACCTTGCCTGTAATCGAATTGACCCAGCCGACGCCGCCGCGAGGACCCTGATATCGCTTCCACCCCCTTGACGCCATCCGGACCAAGTCGATCATCAGTAGTCCTCCGCTCGAATGTGGCTAAGCCCCTCATAGTCACCGCGATCGCGAACCGGCCGCATACGCTTTTTGCCAAGCCGAGACGCGGCAGGCTCGCTTTCGGACGACTTCGGATCGAACCCAAGCGCCTCAATGACCTCAGGAGGCGTCTCCCGAAGTTCCTCGTCGTCAGGGTCGAATTCATCCTCCGGGCCGCGATTGGCCCGCCAGTCCACCGGATTCGTCAAGTGCGTGTCGCACCCGCAGCCGAACGGATCGGTCTTGCTGGCATTCTTCCCGCCCTCGAATCCAGACAGATTGTCGGAGCCTGCGGCCCCTGCTGAGTTTTTCATCTGACCGCCCTTATGCGTTGTTGACCTTCTTCCAGACAGCCGCGCCGGGAGTCGATGCGGCACAGATGTAAACGTCGTTGGTCGATGTATCGACCCAAATGTCGCCGACCTGCACGGAAGTCTGAGTGCTGTCGGTGTCAGCGTCAGGCGCGGATGGCTCCGCGAATGTCCTTGGACCTTTCATTTCTTCCTCCGCTGTGTCTCAGTAATGAGACGGTGAAACTACGGCTTGATCTTGGCCCATACGGTAGGGTCAATGTACGACTGCAAAGCAACGGTCGGCGTGTTACCAAGCTGAGCAGCAACCTTCTTGGCAATGCCCATGCTGATCTGTTTGAACTCGGCCTCGTTCTTGGCCTTCGGCAGCTTGGCAACTTCCGCCGCCGCGATGTTCGTTCCCATCATGGTTCGGAAGTCGTGCGGCGTGAACGCGCCGCCGTCAAGTGAGTCAGTGTACTTGCGCATCGAGGTAGCCGCCACCTTGAACAGCTTGCCGTCGGGGCCTGACGCCCGCTTTCGCTTCTTCAGCTCGGCAGCAATTCGCGGGTCGTTGATAGGCACGTTTCTCTGGATGCCCTTCTTTCCTGTGTATTGCAGAGACACCTTGCCGCCCTTGACGACAACGTGCCTGCCCAGCAGCGTCGTCGCTCCGTACGACTGAACCTTTGCATTTGTTTCACGGCCAGAGCCAACCCGAATGCCAGTCGCCAAGATAAGCGCGAGCACCTGCGCCGCCTCGCGAATCTTGGGGTTCTTGTGCCGCATGTTCCCAGCGTTTTGGCGGGCAACGTCTTCTCGCTTCTGTGCCAGTTCGCCGACTCGCGAGAATTTCTTTCCAGCGTTTCCGCCGCTGAACTTCTCGCTGTACTTCGACTGGACGCGGCCAGCCTCGTCACGAGCAACGACAAGTCTGTCGCCCTTCGGGTCTGGGTTCCACTTGACATCTTTCCAGTTTGGCGGGATCGGCGGAATGTGCGGCGGCAGCGGCTTCCCATTGGCTTGCACGTACTGCTGTTTCTTCTTTTTCTTGCCGCTCTTCAGCGTTACCGTGACAGTCTTCAGCTTGGCACCAACAAATGACGACGTGTCGGCCTTGGCCTTGCCTCGCCGCGTCTTGGTGCTCGTTCTTTCAGGCAGCGCTCGACCAACGGCCTTCGTTGCCGCAGAGTCGCTTGCACCGGCCCGCTTCGCCAGTGTCATCAAACGATTGGCCACGCGGACGCGACCGGCAGCCATGGCCTCTTCGGCCGACTTTATGAGTTCAGCCGCCGACTTCTTCGCGGCGAAGCGAATAACAGCCAGCGACAATGCGCTCCTGTCATCAATGGCCGCTCGTCCTTTTGGTCTTGCTCGCCTTCGCCGCCTGCCAATCCGAACATCCTTCGTCTTCTTTGTCCAGTCGGCGTTTCGGATATCCCGGTCAGGGTAGATCGTCATTCAGCTCTCCTTCTCATAGGTCGTCAAATAGGTCGTCAAGCCCATTGAGGTAATCATCGTCTGGCGAGGACTTTCCTGCAACCGACGACTGATTCTCGTGGTCAAGCTCTCCGCTTGCGAGTTCCCAGTACTTTTTTGCGGTGTACGCATCTGAGTCTGAGTCACCGAAGTCAAGAACCGTAGCGTTCATCTTGTGGGACAGGACGACAAGCTCCGATTCGTTCAGGCACCCAGTCCCAGTAAACGCCGACGAGAATATCGCCTCCGCAGGAACCACCGCCGCAATCATAACTTCACCAAACTCCGCAGCCGTGCCAGGGGATGTTGAGAACGACGAAAGCGGCTGCATGGACACGTCCTCTCCGTCGCGTCCAGACCTGCGAATGGTCGTGCTTCCGCTGAATGACTTGATCGCGACCGTGTCAAGATTCAGTCGGTTTTTCTGCGCGGTGCTCATGGTGATTCCACGGTACAGGGTGACGTGCTTGATACCAGCGTCGGCAAGCATGGCCTGCGTTTGCTCGTAAGTGTGCTCCATGAATGCGCCGATAACGTCGCCATACTCCTCAAGAATCTCCTTCCCCTTTGTGGCATAGGGCGTAGACGCTCTTGTCGTTCTGTACGGGTCCTTGAGTCCAAACATTTCCTCGGCGGCGTGCTGCAGCGCCCAGCTTAGGTCGCTAGACCCGTCCGAACTGTGCGCCCAGGTCGTGACAAGTTCCGCCGCCGCTACCTCTCCGTCAGTCAACCTCCCCTTCAGATTCGAGTAACTCCTTGCGCCTCGCTTCCTGACGAACTCACTGAATGCCTTGACTCTTTCAGGGGAGACCCTGTCATCTATCCCCTTGCCGCAATCTACGGCAATGGCGTGCTTCATGGCAACGGTAACTTCTGGCGACGCTTTGATTGTTTGGTGCTCAAGGAACACTGAATTGTGCTTGAGCTTCTCCTTGAATTCGTCAGACGCAAGAGGGACTTTGTCGATCAGCCCCTTTTGAATCACGTTCGCGAAGTGCCAGACAATTGCCCTCCCGGTCTCCGAGTCCTCAGGGCTCGACAGAGGTTGCGACAAAGTGTCGTCAGTCGGCCCGCCAGCGTACCTTTTAATGAGAGGCGGTCTCGTTGGAATCGGCGGCGGGATGGCCACATCGTCGTCGCCAATGTCGTCAACGTCAGGCAGAAGATCGTCGAGGCTGTCAATGTCCTCGTAGTCGTCGCCTATCGGCGGGGCGTCGTCGTCATAGTCAGGGTCGCCTTCATAGTCGTTGTCGATTGACTCCTTCACCGCCGCATCGAGGTCCTTGCCGTATCCGGTTTCGTAAGCGGCCAAGCTGTATGCCTTCACGAGATCACTCACGCTCGCAAGCGGCATTACCTCTGGAAGCGCTGTTCCGCTAAGCACGATCGTCGTCGCCAGCCGCTTCGTCAGCTCCATGGCTTTCGCGCGAATTGCGTGATGATTACTCGCCATATCGTCCGCGAGCGAATCGACAAGCATCTCCATGGACTTACCTGCGTGCTCGCTGCTTTCAAGCTCTTCGTTGTCAAGGCCAATGTACTCGCCGACGTCCTTCCTGAGCGACATGGAATACGAAAACGCCGCTGCAGCAAACGTCGATCGGTAGTGGTCAATGACGCTCTTGTTCACGGAGTCGCTCAGAGCATCCTTGATCTGCCCCGCTTCGTACTTCCCAAGAACACCGTACGAAATTCCAGCAGAATCGAATGCGCCAATGACAGTGCGAAGAACGTCCGAGGCGAGAACCTGATCGTTCATGCCCGATGCAGATGCGAGCTTGCTAACGGCCTTCATGGCAACGTAGGATATCCCCTCCAGGGTCTTCTTTACGTCAAGCTCTCCAGTTCCAAGGTTAAACTCTGCTACCTCGTATCCCTTGAGCATCCCTGAGTGGCCCATGCCGGAAACGACCTTCTTCATCTGCTTGACCAGGCCGTCGAGTTCCTTGTGGCTCTCAATGTAGGTCTTCTTGCCGTACTCGCTCTCCTTTTCGTCTTCCAGCAGCAATCCCTCGTAGTCAATCTTTTTCGGCTTGGTGCTGGCTCCAGGCTGCTTCTCTTGGTACACGACCTTGCCCGTTGACTGGTTCTGCCAGCCAACGCCACCCTTCGGTCCCTTGTAGGGAATCCACCCAGACTCAGCAAAGCGAATTGCGGCAGGCAAAGGCATGCTACTTGACCTTGTATTTCAACTTGATTTTCGCAAGAACATCTGCCAAATACTTCCCTGGATTGCCCTCGCCCCACGGATATGCCGAGACAATCATCTTGTCTGCAGTGCCGCTGCTAATAACGCCAGCGGCCTTGAGCTTTTTGGCAATGTCAAACACCTGAGAGCTAGGCAGCTTGCCTTTGTTGCCACTGTTCAAATCCTTCATTTTTCCTGAGGCGAACTTGGCAATTTGTTTTACTGCCGAATGCACTGTCTTATTCGACTTGATGTTTGGATGGCTCGCTATGGATGCGTATGACTCTGCAAGCTTTTTAACAGGAACTTTTTTCTTGTTCTTGGCCGCCTCTTCGTGACGCTCCGGCTTTAGATATTCAAAGAAATCGTCTCCGCCAGTTACGGCGGCAGCCTTTAGCGGCCTTCCGAAAACAACAACCTCGCTTTCTCCTGCGCATCCAAGCCCTGTTCCGAATGTGCAAAATATGTTTTCGACCGGGACTAACGATGCAATGAGCGTGTCGCCAAATCCGTCAGCCGTCCCCCGGTCCATCGAGAACGAAGACAGAGGCTGAAGTGCAATGTCTGCATTCGCGTCATACCGACCTCCGTCGTGGCCCGCGTTCGCCAGCTTCTGCTTGGTATCCATTCCGCGCCACAGTGGTACGTGAGTAACGCCAGCCTTTTTGTATGCCTCTTGCGTCTCGGCGTAGACATGATCCGCAAACGCAAACACGGCCACCCTCATCGCTTCCTTCGCTTTGTCTATCGCTGCTCCCTTTCCACGGCGTCGCATTTGCTGGCCTGGATCATACGCGGCCTTTATCTTAAATCTTTCTCCAATCAATTCTTGAACGGCAATCGCAATCGCGCTGTGATCTGCACTTGTCCCCGCCCATCCGTCAACGATGTCAGCAACGACACTCTCGCCAAGGCTGAGCTTGCTGCGGTCACGAGGAGTGTACTCAGCGTAATCACCTGAGTAGTCTCCGTAGTCTTCGTAGTCGTCGTAGTCTTCTCTGCTCAGCATCGCAGATGCTTTTTTTAGGTCATCTTTCGAGACGCCCTTGTTAAGGATAGCACCGTAATGCGAAGCAATGCTTGCCTTGATTTTCTTGGCACTCTTCTCTGCTATCTTTGTGGCATTTTTGCCAGTGAGGCGATCAGGGACATCTTCTGCTTTAATCGCTTTTGCCGCTGGCGCTGACGTGAATATCGCCGAGAATGCCCTGTGAAACAACTCTGCGTCATTTGCATCCGCCTCTGTCATTGGGCGAGACTTCCCGCCTGCCTTTCTCCCTTTCGCGACAGCAGGCTTCCTTGCGGCCTTCGCGCCAGCAGGCATCTTGCCGGACATGGCACGCTTGATCTGCGCGTCACTGGCCCCGGCTCTCTTTGCTCTCGTTGCCAGGCCGGACGCAACTCGTTTCTTTCCGGCAGCGGCAGCTTCCGCTGACCGTCGCAGGAGTTCCGTTGCGTCCATTCCGAGTTTGATAAGGCTCATCTCGGTGGCGCCGCCTTCGTCGTCGTCTGTCTCAGTATTGAGACGCGGCCTGTCGTGCTTGGCCTCCCATACCATCTTTTGAGCGTCACGGTCGCCCGGCTTGGACGCGCTTCTGGTTTTCTGAGGACGGTTGACTGGCGTGACAGCGCCGAGGATGTTGTCGCCAACGATGTCAATGGTGATCGTCTTCCGTTGCTTGTGCAGCGTTCCGTCCTTATCAAACCCCTGCATCTCGTACCGAATGTCAGCCTGATGCCAGTTGGCGTCAAGCAGCTTCGGCTTCCAGATCATCCTCACAGTGCCGACAACCGTCCCGCCCGAAAACTTTGCGTCGCCAATGTAAATCTTCTTTCCGTCTTCATCCAAGACGGGCTTGCCCTTTTCGTTCTTCAGGTACAGCTTCCACGTTGCGGGAGGGGCCTTGATAGACCTGTCGTTGCCGACGGCAATCGAGCCTCCATTCGCAAACGTCAGCTTTTTCAGAACGTCCTTGTACGTCCCGGTCCTTGCCTTGATGAACTTGTCAGCCTCTTCCTTGGCTCGGTGTGCGGCAGCCCTCGCAAACTCCTCAGTGAGCTTTGCGGCGTTCCTCGCAATGTATTCCTTGCGAAGCTTCGCGACTCGCTTTCGCAGCTTCAGGATGTCGCCGCCAGGCACGCCGTATTCCTCAGCGGCCTTCATCTCTCGCACCGCGTCCTCAAGCTTGCCTTCCTTCAGGAACTGCGATGCGGCTTTGGCTGCGGCATTGCCCTTCACGGTCCTCACACGGTCAGCCTTGCGTCGCGTCTTCTGCCCCTGCACTTCTCCAGCGACTGGCGTCGGCGGAGTCAAGTCAGGGCCTGCTGTCGCGCCGCGCTTCTCGCCTCTCCCTCGCAGCGTCGGCTTTCCAGGGCGTCGCGGCTTGCCTTCACGCTTTGGCGCAGCAACAGGCTTCGGAGCCTCCTCAAGCGGCTGGACGTCAGCCGCCTTCTTCGCGAGAGTTCGCAGCATGGAAGCTACTCGCTTCCGGCCTTCCGCCTCTGCCTGTTGCGCGCGGCGATTCAACTCTCCAGCGTCAGCGGAGAATCTAACGATGCCTCGCAGGCAAATGTCCGTCTTGACTCCGTTCCTGTCGCTGAACTTCAGCCACGTAGCGACATGCCCAGGCTCGCGGGTTATCTGCGAGTCGGCGTTGACGTACTTCTCTCCAGTGCCAGGCTTCAGGTACGCGACAGTGACGTGCGGGACGTATTCGTCGTATGTCTGCGTGTTTGGTATCGCAGACAAGACCGCAGTGCGAAGCCTGTTCAGTGCCGCGCTCTGGACTTCAATCTTGAGGACGTCATGCTCTGGCGAACTGAACAAACTCAGGCCGATCATCCACAGCGGGACCGGGCCTTCCTGGGCAGCGATGTGCTCTATCTGGCGAACGTCGTCAGTCTCAAGGCCGTAGGCGACAGTAACGTGCGGGTCCGCCTCAATGCCCTTCTCGGCCAAGTCTTCCTTGTCGATCATCGTCACCGCGTAACGACGAACATCGTCGGCAAGGTCGTTCGGCAGCGGGAGCATCAAGCACGAGTACGGGCGTCGCTTGTCGCCTCGACGAAGCATGAATGATCCGGCGCCGGTGACGTTCCACTGTGCGCCGTCAAGAGCGAGTCGCATCGCCCTTCTTGCCGCCGAAGCCAACTGGTCAGCGGTGACGTAATGCCCGCCGTCCTGCTCCATCGCCGACATGCCGATCATTCCGCCACCAGGAGGACCACCGGGAGCACCGCCAGGAAGACCACCGGGCATTCCACCAGGAGCGCCGCCAGGAGGGACGCCGGGAGCCTCTTGCCCGCCAGGCTTTTGCATCTCCATCGCCTGCTTGTCGAGCCGCTTCATCTCGACGTCGAAGTCGATCGCCTTCCCGAAGTTCGCAAACACGCCCGGCTCAATAACCTGCCGAATCATCGACTTGAGCACCGACAGACCAAACCTGTTCAGGCCCATGTAGAAAGCCTGCATCGGAACCATCTTCCCTTGCCACGCACCGCCACCACTGTTGCCAGTGATGAAGTCGTCAGGGATATCGAGTCCATGCAGAATGTCAACGTCGATCTTTTCAGGATACTCAAGGATGTGCGAAGGCGAAGACGGAAACGACGCTTCCTCAACTTTCCACGTCTCCCTGCCCTGCTCGTCGTACGCAATCGGAATTGCCAGCACGCCACCGGACATGATCTGCTCGACAAGCATCCTTGCGATATCGCGGTTCGGAATGTTCTCGCCAAGTCCCTCGATCGACTGTACGCCCTCAGGGTATCTGACCTTTCGACCGCTGAACGCATTGGCCAGCATGAACAGCCTGCGAACGTCCAACGCGCCGCCCTGACACCACTTGTCGTACCAAGCAGAATGCGGGCCGTTCATCACGCTCTTGCCGTAGTAGCTTCCGCCCTCGGCCTCGAACGAATGCCAGTACGACTTTCCAGACGGAAGCTGGACGTTTCCGCGATCTGGTATCCCGCCAAACTGAACGCCCCAGAACTGTCCATCCAGGTCGATGGCCTGACAGTCTCTTGCGTGCCGGTCAAGCAGCTCATCGACGACGATTCGCTTCTTGCCTTCAACTCGACCAGTCTTCCACATGACTTCGCCGCAAGACCATCCCCAAATCTGCGACGAAAGGACCTTGTGAATCTCGTACGCCCAAAGCTTTTTGAGCATAGCCGAGACCCATTGTGCAACACCTTTGTGGTGGCAGCGAACGCCCTGAACAAACTGCCCGTCCTTCTCGAATCCGAACTCGGCAGATTGAACCGGGGCCGCTCGCATCGACAGGCCGAGCCGTATCGTCTGATCGACAAGCATCATCTCGATCGACTCAAACGTCAGGACTGGCAGGTCGCGGATGCGTGAAAACCATGCGTACGGAGACACTGGCGTGTATCCGGAAGTCTTGGCCCTCCCAGACAGCATCTTCTTCTGTGCGTTATGAACCTGGCGATTAGTGGCCATTCGTTCTCCCTGCCATGGCAGCTTCTGTCTTTCTCTTCATTGACTCACGCCGAGCATCGTCCCTGGCTCTTGCGGCTCTCGACAGATCGTCGTACGCAAGCATGTAAAGCTGGTAGATGTACTCGAAGTCCTCGTCAGGGCACGCCCCGCTCTCAATCTGCCGCCTCGCCTTCGACCTGTCCATGTTCGCAATTCCGCCGAGCACCTGCTCGTCAGTCCATGCGATCGTATCGACACCGTAGTGGGACATCAGGTCAAAACGATGCTTGAATTTTTTTTTGCGTTCTGCACCTTCTCGCCGACGTCACGCCACACCCTCACGGCTTCAAATTCGTCAGCCAACTCAAGGCCGAACCTCTTCGCGGCCAAGTGGACGTCAAGTGCAAACTGCCGAGTCAGGTCGGACGACCGGCCGATTTCGTGATGCCGCTCAAGCTTCTCGATCTCAAGCAGCAACTCGACAAGCGAAACTGCATTCCCGCGAACTTCGACAATCGCCGGATTATCAGACTCGTCGATCGGACTGTACAGCTTGTCCGAGACCATGTTGCATAGCTGGATTACCTCCAGCCCGCTAATGGTCGATCCGAGACTCTTGCACCCGTTTTGAATCTCATCAAGAAGTTCCTTGGTGTAGGCTCGCCCGTTGTTGAGGTACGCCGCCTCAATGACCGCGTTCGCCGAGAACGTGTCAAGCTCACGCGGCTTTTGCACCCTGGAATTCCGCTTTACCGATCGCTTCGCCATCATTTGCTCCTCGGCGCCTCAGCGACGCCACTGCTACCTATGCCCTCATCGGGCTTGCCAATTGGCCCAACCGGACTTACGGTTTCCGGGGGCCTGTCGAGAATGTAATTTAACGCCCAGCGAGCACTGTAGACAGTCACTCCAAGGAAATTACCAAAAGTCCGAAGCTCGAACAGGCTGTCAGACTCCTCTTCAAGCACCTGCCCTTTCGCCTGCAGCTTCGGCCTCGGAATCTCATGCCCAGCCCGCATTGCGTGGCCAACAAGAGACATCGAGTACCTTGGTGCCCCCGACTTCTGTATCTCGTCATTCTTCTGCCGGTGGTCGTCGGACATGGCAAATACGCCAGTCGTCTGGTGCGGGTCCTGCCTGTCAATCGGCGGCGTCTGCATGTACGACAGCCTTGCCGTCGGGTGTACCCTGCTTGGCCGCAAGACAGTGTCGTACTTGATCCAACTCTTCTCTGGCGGCGGCTGCTCGTTTTGCAGGATGTACTTTGCGTACACGGGACGCGGCGGGGTCTTCGCCTGCTTCCCGACAGTGATCGGCGAGTCAGGGCCGCATGGATCAAGAATGAAGTCTTCCTCCGGATACGTCGTCAGTCCGCTCAGTCCTCTCGGAGCAAACATGCTGCCGCTCAGCGAAGTTTGCCACAGGTCCCAGTCGCCAGGCAACGGCCTCCATATTCCACTGTCGCCAATGAAGTCGCGTATTGCGCCGATGAAGCGATACCCAGCGCTGAATGACACCGGCATCCCGTACAGGTCTTCGCTTACCTCCAACGAGTCGAGGAGCACCCACTTGCCTCTGTTCATGGTGTGCCGCATTCGCTGCGTGACGACAGCCGCGAACCATGCCCATGCGTTCGACGGGTTCGTACCAAACTCTGGCTCAATGTTCATCGAGATGGAGTTTCGGTGAATCATTGATCCACCTTTGGAGCGGCCCCAGCTCAGTCGATGCCCGCCGCTTATCGCAATCGTCTTTGTCGGATACGCATTGCGAGTCTTTATCTGCTGGTCAGTGATCGAGAAGTCAAGCCGCCTCTTGTCCTTCGACACATGCCTCGACTGAGTCCTCTTGAATCCCTTCGGGGGCCTCACCTTGAACCATTCGGCATACTGGTCTGCGGTTCGGTGAATGAATCGACCCTTTCTGTTCAGCGCGATCTCAATGTATCCGCTGATCGTTCGCGTCACGTATCCGCCTTCGTCACGCGAATAGTTTACGTCGTAGTTGAACGCCAGGATGCCATTGTCTCGCTGGTGCGTTCCCCACGGACAGTCGGGTATCCATGTGCGGATCGTCATTGACACTTCCGCAGCGTTGTTGTCTCCGATGGGAGTAAACCGAACAACGTCGGTCTTCGGGCCGAACTTGACGTCAGTCACGCCGCCGCCAACATTGACGCGAAGATTCTGACTGAACCCCTTGTGCGAGTAGATCAATGGACCGGAGTCCTGCGACAGTCGCTTTCGGATGTTTTCAAGCGAGCCGTCGGTAGGGCGAACGGCAATGATCGCGGTCACGTTGATGGCGATTTCAACGTAGATGACAGTTCTGTTCGCCTCGTCACGAACCGGCGTCTGCGACGTCTGAACATGAGTCGCACCGTCAAACGAGTAGCCGTTGTACGACAGCGTTCCAGTAATCGGAAGTCCAGGCATTAGAATCCCCCGCCAATCGGCTCCATCTGCATGATCGGGAACAAGCCTGGGAAGAATCCGCGACCCTTCCCAGCTTCCCATCCAATGTTCAGGAAGTCGGCAGTGAACGGGTCTTGCAGCGGATCGTCCTCTTCCTGCGCCTTCTTCAGCAGAAGTGCAATCTCGACCTGCTTGTTCACCGACTCGACGGCCAGTCGCAGAGACTCAGCCTGGTTGCCCTTCCACCATTCAATTTGCGACTGAACCATGTCGCTAAACGCGCCAATCTGCATGACGCCAGCCTCGATGTAGGGCAAGCCTCGCTCGACGATCGGCATGACCGCATTGGCGATCCTGACCAGCAGCAGCTTGATCTCCAAGCCAATGCCAGCCATCTTGTCTTCAACTTTGAATCTGGACTTCTCGAACTCCGACAAGTCCTTGCTCATGCGCTGCGATGCCTGGAATCTTCGCATCTCCCGACCGACGTCCGTCAGTGTCACCGCCAGCGACAGCCGCTCATCGAAGTCAGACAGATTGCGAGCTTCGTTTTCCATCGCCGACGCGAAACGGTGAATGGCAATGGCGGTCACGGTTGCCGCTCCAGCTACCGCCGCAATCGCGACAGCCGCAGGAGCCGCTACGGCCGCGATGGCGCCAAGGCCAGCCGCAACACCGCCAGATGCCGAACCGGCCGCAGTGGCAGTCGCCCCACCGGCAGCCGCCGAAACAGCGGCGGGAGCAGCCCTCGCCGCAACTGCGGTCCCGGCAGTCGCTCCAGTTGACGCCGCAGCTTTCTTGACGCCACCAGACGCAATTCCAACCGACCGAGTCCCAGGAGCCATCTTCTGGGTCATATCAGCGGCTGTCCTCGCATTATTCGACGCCGCAGACGCAGCCGTTGCCGCCTTAGGCGTCGCCTGAGCCCCCTGGCTTGCCGCAGGAGCAGCGGACGGGGTCGCAGACGGCATCTTGCTCGCATCGGCCGTCGGAGCCGCCTGTGAGCCCGCAGCGATTGCCGAAGACGCACTCCCAGCGCTTGCGGCAAGGTGGTCTAGCGATTCGCTCGCCTTGACAGCCGACGCAGAGAGCACGTCATGCCTGGAACCGGAGTCAGTTGGCGTGTCGCCAGACGAATCTGCACGACGACCAGGAAGTCCAGTGTTAGACTGGCCATTTGACACGCCAACTGACCTCGACGCCGGTTGGGTCCTCTTGTAAGTGGTCCGCCTGCCTCTGCTGTCATACCTGACGCCAGTGTTGCCGCGAGCAGCATTGGCCGCCTCTCCGACTGCCCTGACGACAGTAACCGCCTGTCCGGCAATGGCACTTAGCGACTGAATGGCCTGCGCCGCGACCGGATCAATGATCCCGGCAAGACCTTGGCCAGCAGATGCAAGCGTGCCAGCCGCAGCCGTCAAGCCACGAAGGGCATCGCCAACAGTCGGCCCGCCGTCCTCGTAGCTGTAGCTACGTCTCGGCCGACTGTCGAGTTGGTCAGTGCCATGACTCGCCGCAGCTTGATTGACCGCCTTCGGAGCGGCAGCCGCCGCACTGGCTGGAGACGCAGACGATCCGCCAGAGGACGACGGGGCAGGAGATGGCGGTGCAGACGCCGCAGCACCGCCACTGCGCGCCGGTGCCGACGATTGCGACACCGGGCGCGGGGCGACCACCTGAATTTCAATCTGCGCTTTTGCCATTGGATTGTCTCAGTAATGAGACACCGACTACGTGAGAGTGCCGAAGACTCCACCAGACCCAACGTAGTGCCGCATTCGCATCGGAACCGTCCTCAGGTCCGGTGCCATCAGCAAAGCAACGTCGAATCCTTCCATGATGATCGACCTCGGCAGCGTGACAGTGGCCGGTGATGCGGCAGCGGGAGTCCCGGCGACCGCAGTGAGCACCAGCGAGCCGTACTTGCTCGAATCGAGGACGCCAATGACAGCGTCCATCGTCAGCCAGGCCGACCCAAACGGATAGAAAGCCGACAGCGCTGCGGCAGCGTTGTACTCCAGCATCGTCCAGTCGCTGAACTGGGCACCGCCGCGAAAGATCGCGTCTTGCGGGGACTCCGCAAAGTTGTCGCCAGTAATCAGCCGCTTGAAGTGTTGATGCGACAGTCTCGCACCGTCCTGCAATTGGCCAACGGACGACGCCTTGTAGGTGATGGTGTATGCACCGTCAATGAACGACATCAGGGAACTCCTTACGGCGTGGGATCAGTCAAGACAATAATCGAAATAGTTGCCGTCGCACCGCTCGCGTTCGTCACGAAGATCGAAGTAACGTCAGTGCCAAGCACGAACGTATGGTAGTCGTTCGTTGACCACTGATACGGCTTGTTGGCCTTCAGTGCGATCGTGTCGTCAGGCGTCGTGCCATCGTTGGTCTCAATCGTCACGTCTTGGTCGGATTGAATATGGATTGCCTTCACCGCGCTGACGTCAATCGCCAAGACGACTTCAAGGTCAGTGGACGAATCGGGCACCTGCTCCTCGAACAGCAATGTGGACAGCGTCCCAGTCAGCGTTTCACTCTGAGCGAGTGCGGTTCCGCCTAAGGACATGCCACGACTCATTACTCCGTCCATCACCGTCCTCCAAGTTCTTCGATATCAAACGACCCAACGTCTCCGTGGGCAGGAAACATGCGCAGCCAACACTTCCACTTTCCGCTCACCGAGGCCATTCTCGCAGACTCAAGGACGAGGCCCGTTTCGGAGTCCCGCTTGCCAGTCGATCTGACGATTCGCGCCGCGTCATCCTTGTCCTCGGCCTCAATCTGAAACTCAGTGGGAACCGGGGGCGAACCAACGGCCACAAGGCCGACTTCCTCAAGCGTGAATGCAACGCTCGTCTTGAGCGGCAGGCATGACTTGACGTCGCCAGCAACAGGAACAGGGAGCGCAGACAGGTGGCCGTAGTGGCTCATGTGCGGAGGTCTCCATGAAATCGGCCGGACGTCAAACGCCCCGTCGGCAGGCGACTCAGTGTCTCTCGATTGCAGCACGATGTAGATGCTCATTTGCCGACCTCGTTCATGTACAGTTCTTGGCTGCCGCTCAATATACCAGCTTTGTACGCCTTGCTCTTCTTGCATCCAGGGCAATTCACGTCCTTGGGACTCCCTGTCGCCGCCTCTCCGTTTCTCCATGTCGCGAGGTAGTCACGCTTCTTGTCGCAGGCCAAGGCGTACCTCAGTCCAAGCTGGCCGACGACCGGACCTTTCGGGTCCCTGACAAGCAAGTGCATCAAGGCCCGCTTCTCGACAGCAGGCGGACCAAGCGAGCACTTCGGGCACTTCGGGTAATCCGACTGAAAGTCAAAGTACGGCTCGCCCTTTTCGCAGCATTCAGGATTCGGGCATCGCATCCAGACCGGCTGTTTTGTCGTCTGCTGGTCATACGCAAGCTGACCCTTCCTGTTGGCAAGCTCCGAAAACGACCTTGCCGCCACTGCCCTTCTGTGCTCAACCTTCTCAAGATCGTAGTAGCTTTGCTTTGCCATCGCTCAATACCTGTTTTGGATTCGCCTTGCTTCGTCAAACTGAACGCTCCTCACCAAGCCAGCCTTTTGCTCTCCTGCAATGTCAGAGAAGTACTCAGAGCCAACAATCCTTGGACGCGCCGAGTACCCTTGCCATACGAGCGGATGGCTGAACGGCTGCGCGGAGACGTTCTTCGATAGCCTCTTCAGTTGCTCGTTGCAGTCGTTCATCAAGTCATAGCTGAAGTCAACGGCATCTCGGATTCGGCCAAGCTCCGAGTTCAGGCTGTTGGCTCCGTGCAAATAGAAGTCCGACAGCGAGTCTTTGGGGACATCGGCCACCCGCATGACGACAGCTATCTCGATCCCGTAGGTCTCGTCAATCACCGTTCCGCTTGGCGAGTGCGTCCGGCCGGGGCGAACGCCATTCGACATGATTGCAACGTAAATCTGACCAACCTCGGCTGGGGCAAATTCATCGTACTCAACGCGACACACGTCCTCTGTGTACCCGCAGACATCCCGAACGATCTTGAGCGTCGCCTCAAGCAGCGCCTGCTCGCCAAAGTAGTCCCTCGCCATCGCTACCTCCCGTACGTCTGGTTCATCATCACAAGGACTGCCTGAGCGCCAGCGTCACACCAGTTCTGCAGCCACGCCTCCGGTATCTCATCGTCCCCTGGGAAAATCTGCCGTCGCGGCAGATTCCTTTTCGGGTTCCCCTTGTCGTGCATTGCTACTCGCGGGTCAGAGCTTGCAATCACAACCTTGTCAGCGCTGACATTGAAAATCTGTCCATCAGGAGGATCGTACGACACCGAGTCCTTGCTCATCCGGAAAACGCCAGGCGTCAAGGTTGACAGCATGACGCCTGTGTCCCTCAGTATCTCAACGTCACGCGAACCAAGGGCATGAAGCTTTGACAGGCCAGTGAGCTGCGTCGTCCTATGCTGCGCTACCCTCTCGGCCCTTGCTCTCGCATCTGCTTCAGGCATCGAAACCATCAGGCGCTTCAATGCCTTTCGGAACTCAGCCTTCCTTATCTTCTCACGTTCCTGAATTGTATTCTTCGGTAAATACTGTCCGCCATGATAGTATCTTCCGCCAACAAATGCACCGCCTTTTGCAGACCGCCCCCTGAACACGTCGTCCTTGCCGACCTTTCTATTCGCAATCGTTACAGGCGACAGCTTCGGCCACTTCACCCCCATCTCGTCAGTGCCGCCGCGAGACTTCGTGACGAACGATTTGTGCAAGTCCGATATGGCAGCGAACCCTATCGCGGTCATTACGATTCTGCCGAAGTCCTCCTTGGCTCCAGTGCCAAACACGACGAACGGCATCGAAGACAGTTCTTCAATGAGTTCGTCAACGTCACCTTCGTACTTCAGCGCCATGTCAGTCTCGGAACTGCTTTGTCTTTGACGGCAGCGGAAAGCTTGTCTCAGTAACGACGCGAACCTTTGCATTCGCGTATCCGCGATGAGGACGCAGGTTGCTCAGCGCTGGCATTACGTTGATCGACTTCGTGATGCCAGGCAGTGTCAGGCCGCTTCGCGCCAGGCTGACCATCTGCCCCTGCGGTCCATAGATTCGCTCGAACTCTTTCACAAGCGATTCAGGTGGAGAGTTGCCGCGATCAGTGGACAGGAACAGGCCAGCCGCGATCGTACACCAACGGCGAAGCAGCGTGCTGTTGACGATGTCAACGGCCGCGTAGCCAGCAGGCTCCGTGTATGCCCAAGTCTCTTCGGTCGCAGCGTTGATGGCATCGTTCACTACGTCAGTGTTGATGCCTCCGTCTCGGTCGTGGTCAGACCACAGGCGAATCGCCTTGGGGCCAAACTTGCGTTCAAGTTCACTGACGCTCGACAGGGCGTGTTGCAGCAATGAGACCGCCATGTTCTGCTCCTTCAAATGACAAAAGCCGGGCCGGGAATGCACCCGACCCGGCTATTTGCAGCGACGCGATGGCGTGGCGACAGCTCACAGTTAATGGACTTCGATTAGAAGTCCAGGGTAGCGTAACAGATGGCAGCGGGAATCAAGAGCACCGGCAGGCCGTTGTACCGCGAATGGAACTCGTAGCTAACCGGGTCGTCAAGCAGCTTGTGGTAGTAGTACTCGCCGTACTCGTTGCTCTCGGCCTGCGTCACCGGGTTCATCACCGGCTCAGGGCATTCCCAGAACTGTACGACTCGCGAGTCGATGCCGGTCGTGAACACGCCAGCCGTGTCCGCGATCAGCTTCGTGAACGTCCCGCTCAAGTTCAAGCCGTTGTCAACGATGTGGAACGTGACCCAGGGGGCACCGCGAAGGACCGCAGTAAACTCCTGCTTCACTTCATCGCGCTTGAACTCCAACACGGGATCATTCGTCGATCCGGCCAAGGACTGAACCTCGGCGTTCACGACGATGTGGCCCCACATGACCGACGTCACGAACACGTCATGCAGGCCAATGCCCACGTTCTCGATGAACGCCGCATTGATGGCCAGCAGGTCGCGGACGATCGGCGCGGCCGAGTTGTCCCAGGCAGTGCCGATGATGTCACCGTCGCCAGTCATGTCCAACTGGCTCTTGTTGCCAGCCGGAATCTGGTAGTCAACGGTGATCGAGCCACCGCTGTAGGCATGGGTGAACATGTCAACGCCGGACTGCGTGAACGTGTACGAGCCACGGAGCATCGCAGAGGTCTGGAACTCACGCAGGTTCGTGTTGCGCTGGCGGACGATCTGCTCTTGGTCTTGGATGTACTGACGGCCAAGCTCGTCAATCTCATTGACCTGACCACCAACCGGACGAATCTGGTTGACGGTCTCCTTCGGGATCGGCAGCTTCTCAGCCGAACGCGGGATGCGGAACGGAACATTGCCGACAGGCTGCCGGGCAATGTGGACAGCCGGGGCACCGGGGACGGTCGCGGTCGCAACTTCACGAGTGTCGTCAAACACGTCGTAGGAACCGCTTCGGCTCGGCGTCTTGCGGACATTGCTCCCGCCAGCGCCAGTCCCAAATCGGTCCTGCAGCGTCGTGTTAATGACAATCAGTCGGCTGATACGAGCCATGACCATCTGCGGGTGCAGAAACGTGGGCAGAACAGGCACTAGACTTCCTCCTCAATGTGGCTTCCGGCAGGAACGCTCCGGATCAGTAAACGACGTAACCAGCCTCAGGGCTCGGAGCATCCGGCAACTCACGCTTGCCGACAACGACAGAGCCTCGCTCCTTGAAGAACCTCTTCCATTTCTGGAACTTGACGGAATGGTACGGGGCACCGCGAACGGAGTCATAGCTGAAGTCGTGCAACGCAATGCCGATAATCGGCATCATCGGGCCGCACACCGTGTCCTCGTCAGCTTTCACCCATCCACCAAGCGGCGGACCCTGACGGACGGCGTCGTACGCAACGACGTCGCCCCGCTTCACCTTGATAATGTCGCCTCTCACCGGAATGCCGGGGATCAGCGTGACGCCAGGCTGAACGGCAGTACGCAGGATGTTCGCCATCCGCAGGATTTCCTGGTCGGCAGACGGCGACTTGGCCTCCGCTTCCCTTGCAGCACGGTCGATCATTTCCTGCTTGGCAATGACAGCATTCATCTGCTCTTGCCATTCGATCTTCCGCTGCAAGTCCTCGTTTCGCAGCGACTCCTGCTGCACAATGAGTTCCTGCTCGCGGGCTTCCAGGCTTGCCTGCATCTCTTCGAGGCGGGCAAACATGTCGGCCGTCTTCGAGTCAAGCGGAGTTGCTTCACTCGCAGGGGCCTTGTCTTCCTGTTTCACATCCTGCTGCTTTGCCATTCAACCAGACCTTTGTCATATCAAGAGAAAGAGCAATCCCATGCCACCGCGTCAACTGAACTACGTGGCGATGGCGTAGGCGAATCCGCCAGTCAAGCCAGTGCCAAACGGGACACTCGGCAGCGTGGCCAGCCACTTCAGCGTGCTGCCGACGTACACCGCCTCAATCCGCACCAGGGCGCCAATCTGCTGACCGGCCGTCGTGAACGTCACGGAGTCGGCCGACAGGTCATTGCCGACGATAATGTTGTCGCCCTCGGCCGAAATGACAGCCATCTCATGATCGGACGCCCGCAGGAACTCGAACGCCAGGCCAGCCTCGATGGTCGGCAGCGTGAAGTCGCAGTCGGCAGTCGTCGCAATGAAGCGAGTGCCGTTGTGCGCCGCAGTGACGACTTGATCGGTGATTACGTTCAAGTTGCGGATCGGCTGCCCAAGGAAGCCAGCACCGTTCTGAATGTCGTCACTGAACAAGAATCGGTCGGCCATCTGGCAGCGAGCCAAGTGCTCGGCAGTGCTCGACGTGAACAGCGTGCCTTCGATCAGCAAGGAGGCCGCGTCCAGTCCGCCCTTGATAATCACCTGGGCAGTCTTGTCCTCGACCGTACCGTAGTTGTCGAGCATCGACAAGCCTTCAAGCAGGACGCCGAACACTCGTTCGGTTCCGTCCGTCGCATCAGGATTCCACTGGTACAACTTACTGTCCGAGGTCTTCATGCCAAGGATCAGTCCAGGGCGAAGCTCGGTCGTCGGGCTGTTTCCTGCGTCAACCGTCGAGCTACCGATCTGGACATTGCCAGCGATCAGCAGTTGCTCGTAACGGCCATACCATACTTTCTTTTCCGTCGTCTCGACCTTGGCGCCAATGCCAGGATTCGCTCCGACGGTCGGGTTGGGCACGTAAGCCATCTGGCAATCTCCGTTCAGCAATTAAACATCGTCAAGGCAATCGAACGCTCGGCAACTACTTGCGGTACATCGCCGGGTTCTTTTCAGCCAGCTTTGCAGCCTCCGCAGCCGCTTGCTCCGCAGTCACTTCTCGTTGGGCCGACAGCTTCGGCTGAGGCATCACGGACAAGCGAGCACGCTTGGCGTCGGTCAGGAAGGTCCCGGCAGGCACCGTCTTTCGCGACTCAAGGAACCGATGCACGTTCGTCAGCTTCACGCCGCGCGCGCCAAGGGAGAGCTGTACGACGCGAATCTTTTTCTGCAGATTCAGTGCCTCGCGGCCAGTCAGCTTGCCAAGGCGATACATCCGGCTGACGCGAGCGCTCAGTCGCTTCCGCTCACCGGCCATCAAGTACTTCTCGGCCGCAGCAGCCCGCTTCGTGGCCTGCTTGGTTCGCAAGGAAAGCGTTGCCATTTCCGGTGACTTCACTTCAAGGTCCTCCTCGTTATAGTCGTCGAACGGCACATCTTCTTCGTCAGCGCCGCCAACATCGACACCGCCGCCGCCGTCGTCCATCGTCCTCTGCCGCAGTGCGGCAGTAAGCTGCAAAAGGTACTCACGCGGGTTCTGCTCAGGATCGCAGTCAAGCGGAGCCGCAATTCCGGCAGCCTCAAGGTTCTCTCCGATGATCGCACCGAATCCGCCTTCAAGGCCACTGTCCATGCCGCCACCCATGCCGCCACCCATGCCCATGCCGTCGTCGTCGTTCAGCATGGCATCCATGGCCTCGTCGTCCGACATTTCGATCGGCTCGTCCTCTTCGTCAAGGTCGCCAAGCTCGTCGTCAAGCCCGTCGCCGTCAGAGTCGTAGTCATCGTCCTCAAGATCGGCATCGTCAACGACCGGATCGTCCGCGTAGTCGTCGGCGTACTCGTCAACGGCACCTTCGATCTCGGACTCCATGTCCTCGTCGTCCATGTCCGAGTCGTCAGCGTCAATGTCCTCATCCTCGTAGTCTTCATCTTCGACATCATCGCCGCCGATGTCACCGATGTCGTCTTCGGGATCGTCGTCGCCAGCGTCCTCGTAGTCATCTTCCTCTTCGTCGTCGAGACCTTCCTCTTCATCCTCGACGTCGTCTTCGTAGTCGTCGTCATCGACGTCCTCATCTTCGAGTTCGTCGTCATCTTCTTCGTAGTCGTCACTTGCCATCTTCACCGCCCTTTTCTTCTTGGCAGGTTCGTCGTCGCAGCCAAGCCGATACACGACAGGCTCGGCAAGCTCAATGCCCATGCGAATCGCTACGCACGGCCGCATCCCACTCTTCATCGCGCTCATCGTCACCGGGACAAACGGCCCCTGGCTTGAATCGACCGGATAGTTAACAAGGTCAAGTGCGCCAATGACGTCCTGGTACTCGTTGCCAGAGCCATCGCGGAACTTCGGCAGAATGACAGGCGACACGAAGATGTCATTGCCAGCCGCCTTTCTCGCAGCCGCTTTGCTGCTGAACGCAGTCGTCACTACCGCAGACTTGCCATCCTTCGATAGCTCAAACGCCGACATGCGGCCAACGGTGTTCTTCGCGGTTCGGCGCTTCTCGTACTCGGACATGGACAGTGGAACGCAGTCGTCAATGTCGTCCGAGTGATCCCAGTGCATCGGAACAACCTGCTTGTTCTTTCGCATCTGGTTGAAGGTCTTCGCCCACTGAGACAGTCTCTGCGGCGTCACATGAACAATATCATCCGGCGAGTGATACGTTCCAACCTTCAGAATGTTCTTGCGGTAGTACATCTGCGTCTCCGTTGCTGGTACGACCAATCTAAACCGCTCAGGCCACCTGGAATCAATGGCCTTCCGTCAGATCATACCAATATGGTGAGCATTCTGCGCATTCTGAGCAAAAAAACCTGGGTCTCAGTAATGAGACAACGAAAAAAGCCGCCGTAGTGGTACGGCGGCTTTCAGCTTCGCAACGACAGCCAGTCAGTCAAATGCCTTGCGTTGAACTCGAATCCTTGGCGACTCAAGGTATCGCTTCAGGTCGTCAACGAACGGATCGTGGTCGCATAGCTTCTCAAGGTACGACAGCGGAACATCCTTGATCTGCTCTCCAGTGTGCTTGCCCCATGGCATCCGCCTGCACTCGAATCCCTTCGCAGCAGCGTCAGACATCGGAAGCAGTTCGTTCGTCGGCTCCTTCCCCTTCGCGCTGATGCCAGCCATGTCACCGCAGCGGACGTGCATCGCCACCCAGAACCGCTTCTCAAGTTCAGGCGACATGTTGAAGTCCCTGATGATCTCCTCAAGGAATTCCTGGGCAGCGGCAAGCGCGGTGATCGCAGGCTTGTTGTCTTCAGCCATCAGACGCCACCATTGATCGAAACGCTCAGTGCCCGGCCAATTCGCCTGCCGTTATACCAAACGACAGGGCAGTCAACCTTCTCGTGTACCATGCTGGGCTTCGGGTACAGTCGCTTCAGAGGCGACCCCTTCTTCTTGTCGCGTCCCCGAATGATCCCGCTTGGCCCACTGCCAACGATCTTCAAGTCCTTGTACTCGCCAGTCGCCTCAAGCCTTGCAAGCTCATTCCTGAGCCTTGCGTCGCACATGAAATTGCGATTACTTTTCTTTCTGCTCACGGCATCGCTCCAGTGGCTACGGTTTGAGTTACTTCTTCGCGGCAGTACCAGAACGCGAAGGCTTGGGGACGGGAGTGCCTATCTCACCGATGTCTTTCTTCACCGGAGCAACATAGCTCGCGGGAGGGACAGCGCTCGCGTCGTCAAGTATCTTCTGGGCCTCTTCCATTGTCAGGCGTCCGTCGCATTCGCCAATCGGCGGGTCAGGATTGTTGGCAACGGCCTCGCCTTCCTCATCGAACAGCCTGCCAGCGGCAGGCGGCGGCTCGTCACTCGCCTCCTTGCTGCCAGGAAGCGAGTCCTTGCAGGCTTCGTCGATCATGCCGCGAAGCTCCATCACGATGTCAACGCCTCCGTCATTGGCGACCGATCGCAGCAACGCCTCAATGTCATTCAGGCTCGTATCCCATCGCGAACGCTCGCGGTCGGATACCTTTACTTTGCGGTGGCCATTGTGCCAGATAATCTGCATGTCTCTCTCCTGTTGAATAGAACCGAAAAAACAATGCCGAGCTTCACCGACTCGGCGTGAGGGGCTGGACTTGCAACATCGGCGTTACCCGCTCCAGCCCCACGTTCCGCCCGTTCGATGGCGGCTACCAATATCCCTGCGAGTAACCGCAGGCGTAACATTCCTCAGCCTTCGTCGCGCTGACGTAATTGTGCGAGCCGCATTGAGGGCAGCTCTCGCCGGACATGCGATTGCCTTGAATCCTCTGTTCAGCTTCTTCGTCATCCTTCCGAAACGACTCTTCTCGTCCACGGTTCCAGCATTCGTCGCAGTCTGCTCGGCCGCACTTGCATTTCTCTTTCATTGTCGCGATCCAACTTACGTAAGAATGACCGGATATCCAATTTCAGCCGACTTCTCATTGAACGTGTCAACGACAGCGCTCGCCAGATCAATTCCCTCGGACGTGGCGAGCAGGTCGAGGTAGATGAATGCGTCGGCAAGCTCTTTCCTCAGCTTGGCCTTCAGCGACTCTTCGGTCTCGCCCTTGGCATTGCCCTTCAAGCCATTGCGAATCCTGTTCAGCTTCTTTGCTACGTTTGCAGCCTCGCCGAACTCGCCGATCGTCGCAGTGAACCAGTCGGATGCGCCCCACGAATTGATGTCGTGGCCAAAGCCAAGCGGCGACTCGCACCGCTTCTTGTTCTCAACGCTGAACTGTTTCATGTCCATGCCTTCGCTCCCCTTGCATTTGCAGTTTGATTTCAGGAACCCACACTTACAAAACAATACGCTCAGTCCGCGATCGACAACGCCAGTGCCTTCCCAGTGGCCGTTGAACTTTATCCGGACCATTCTTTCCCCTCGATTCGCGATAGCATCCTGTCAGTCACTTGCTCCAACAGCAAGATAGATTGCCTCACCAAAAGAACAGTTGGATGGCCCGCGCCAAGCTCGCCTTCCATCGCCCTCAAGTCCTTCTGAGCGCGCCTCATGTCAGCAACTTGCCTGACAAACAGCTTCATGTCGTGAATGCTTGACATCACCGAATCCCTTTTGGTGGAGAATCCTTAAATGCCTCGCACTTGCAAGGGTCGCACTCAGGGCACGCCTGAAATCCATGATCGCAGGCAATTTCAACAGACAGGCTTGCCGCTCTCAGGAACCTGCAGTCAGGATCGTGCTCCAGCTTGGCCTTGCAGATGCAGCCTTCTCCGATCAGCTTGCACTTGGGGCAGAATACATCAGTCATGGCAGGACGCTCCGTTCTGTCTCAGTAATGAGACGTTCAGGCCATCGCGATCAGCGTGTCAACGTCGTCAGGCGGAAACTTTTTGGCAAGTCCGAGTCCAGGGGTCGCCGGAATGGGAACCGTTCCGTTGTACTTCGCCATGACCCGGTTGTAGTGCTCCGGCGTGCAGTCGAGCATGACAGCGCTGTGCAGCTTGCCGTCGCGAAACTCAATGAACCACGCAAGAGCATCCGCAGCAACCGTCGAGTTCTCCATCCGCCTCGTCATGGCAGCAGTGTCGAGCTTGAGTTGGACTTCAAACTCGTCCTCTCGGCCAACGTAATGCTCCATGTCATAGACAACGACCTCGCGGCACATGGCCTTCGAGTGGTCAATCAGGCTCTGCTCAGACACGGCAATTACCCCTTTCTCTTCCTGCGGTCAACGGTCCAGTAGTCAAGGCTGACGCCGAAATGCTTCGACAGTATCACAGCCGTCGCGAGACTCGGATTCCTCTTCGCGTTTTCCATGTCGCACAGATGCGCCTGAGACAGGCCAGTCCTTTCCGACAAGACTCGTATCGTCTCCCTGGTCTTGCGTCTGCATCTCAGCAGGTTGTCACCGACGATGGTGGCAAGCGGATTATCCGGCTTCTTCTTCTTGTCATCGGCTTCAAGTCTTCCCATCGCAATCAGTCTCCATGCTCTTCGTGCTGATCGTCGTCCGGTTCGCCGGGCGACTGAAACTGGTCAAGGCTCGGTGATTGTTTGCCGGGCTCGGCGGCGGGCTTCCAGTAGGTTCGAGCCTCGTCAATGGCGCTCCGCACGTTCACCCGTATGGATCGGGCCGCAGTCTTCATGCCCTTGGCGATTTCCGGGTCCTTGTCGCCAGCGGCAACAGCGACAGTCTCAATGAGACCAGCGATGATTTCTGCGCCAGCGAGCATCAGAACGATTTCCTTCATCTTGACTCCCTTTCCAGTGAAACCAGATTCAGCCGACTCCAACTCAATCACGCGGTCAATCTGCCGCACGGCATGGGAGATGCTTGGCATGACCCCTACCTCATGGCCGCGACTCACAACCAGCCCAACCCCAGGAGTGCTTTCAAGCACCCATCCGCGATACTCAATCGCGTCCTCTCCAGCAGCAGCGTAGGTCATTGGATACCCCTTTCCAGCGCCAGACGGCGCCCTCAGCGCGCAGCAACCCCATCCGTGGATGGTGGAATGCTGGATGCCTAAATGCCCGCAGCCTGAGCACTTCTTTTACGTGGCACGCTCAGGTCTACCAACCCCACCACGCCAATGCTCTTGACCCAAGGCCGTACGTTGTCACCACTCCCTGGGGAACGCAGAGGACCTTCCGCTCAACGGCAATATCCTCGTCAAGCAGAAGGCTTTCGCCTCATTGCGGCCTGATTCGCCCCGCAGGGCACGGCTCAAGCCATTCTACGCCGTATCTTGCCGACTTCTCGGTCAGCTTGTCTGGCCACCGTTGCAATGCAACTGCCATCAGGCGGCAAGCCAGTAAACGAAAAAAGCCCTCCCTGCAGGTCAGCGATGGCAGTCGGCTGACGTGGTGACTCAGGGAGGGCCGGGGTTGCAAAGGCTGGCAACCATTGCATCCGAATGTCTCATTACGACGCCGCGTTGCCATCGCTCCTTCAGTTTACCAGATTCGCTAACGCCGTCAATAGGCTGTTCGCGGTTTTCTGGAATTATTCGCAAACTCAAGCACCTTCCACGCAGCAAGCTTCGCAAGTCGCACTCGGTAGCCAGAACCGTACATCTTTGGCTGTGTCCGGCTCGATCCGTACGCGGAGTTCAGCTTCTCAATGCCACTGCCAATCGCAATGTCAAAGAAGTCCTTGAACGGAACGAGGTACGCCGCTTCCAGGCTCGTCAGCCACGCAGCTTGCAACTGCTGGACGGTCGAGCACTTCTTTGTCGCGGCTCTGTGTCGCCAGATCGCGTACATCAGACTGTGCTCGGCAGCAAACAACCGATCCTTCTCAAGCCGACCATGGTAAACGAACGTCTCATTACTGAGACCCACAGCCTTGCACTCGATGAAGACCTTTCGCCCTTCGATCTCAGCAACGACATCGGGGCAGTAGTCGGCTCGCGAGTCGGTGGAGATGCGGGTTCCGCCAGTGAACGCGGCAGTCATCGTCTCAGCCATGTTGCCGCTCACAACGCGAACGTGGCCATGACCACGCAGGGGCTCGTCGAACAGCCTCAGTTGCATCGACTCGATCCTTGGCTTATCGCACACTATCATCGCTTGCCCCCGCTGCAATCTTCGCATTCGCCAGGGCAGTCGCAGTCGAGTTCAGGCCAGCGATGCGACATGTGCTTCAGCAGATATCGCCCGGCCTTCCGATAGCCCGGATTGCCCGGCTCTCGCAAGTATCCGTAACCGTCAGTGACTCCGTTTCGGTAGGCAGCGTTCACAGCGACAACGACCATCACGGCGGCGCCAATGACCATGCCCGCGATTAACGCCATCACTCCCATCCAGCCAAACACGTCAATTATCATCGCCATCTCCTAAAGAACGTACCCTGAACGACCGTCGAGGACATCTCGGCAGCCATTGATCGCCTCAAGCATGTTCGGGCGATACTTCCTCTTCCCTTCCGCCTTGACCCACGGAACGGCAATGCCATGTTCCTCAGCCGCAGACCTGCTGATGCTGTCAAATTCCCCTCGCGCCCATGCGTACCACAGGTCAAGAGTCGTCGCGACAGGGATCGCGTACGTCTCTGGCGGCTCCGACTTCGTCTTCAATTCGCGGGCATTGAAATGGACGAACAGGAAGCAGATGGCACCGCGAGCCTCTCTCCCAAGCATGAATGACATCTGGTGCGACTTCACCTTGTCCATCTTCAGAGACGGGCCAGACGACACCTTGCAGTCAAAGACAAACTGGCGTCCGCCAGGAGCAATGACGCCTTCAAAGTCAGGCATCGAATGAATGGGGCGATACTTGCCCTGCTGAAACGACATCTTCACGCCGTATCTGGCCCAGTCAATGCTGCCGCAGTCAGACTCAATGGCAAGCGCCTCGGCAGTGATCTTCTCGAAGTCTCCGCCCGATAGTCGGTCAATACCCTTATTTTCCATTGCCAATCACCGCCCGCACGACCATGTCGGCCAACTTCTGGTCGCGCCTCGCAACTTCAAGCGAATCGTACCCAAACCTGATGCCGTTGATGTCGAAGTAGAACGGCTCGTCCGAAGTATCGTCATATCTGACGCCGCCAGCGACGACTGATCGCACTTCGCTCTGACAGCAGAAGACAGGGCATCCAGTCGCCTCCGCAAGCGTCTGGCATGCCTCATTGAGGGCCGCCTTTTCGCTCGCTCCAATGCCTGGCGGATAACAGACAAACGCTACGTCGCCCAAGTCCTTCCGCATCTTGAATTGCATGGCAACAACGTCTTTCAGCCCCATGCCAATCGCCCTCGATTACAATGTACCGCTAACCGATTACACTGTCAGCGATTGTAGGTGCTCCCCCGGTGCTTGGCAAGAGCAGCCCCTTGCCCTTCAAGTCGTACGCTCGGTCCATCCATTCATGCAGCGAGCCAGCGCGATCATTGGTCGTGGCGACCGTTGCCCTGTCGCCCTGCCCCCAAGCAGTCAGGCCACTGAACACCGCAATGTAAGGCCCGCCGTCGTACGCCTCGTCCATCTGCTTCAATTGCGCTTCGTCGATGAACGCGGAGCTTCCAGCAGTGATCGCAGTGGTCAGCCTGATTCGCAGATACACGACCGCAGGCAGTTCCGTGGGCGTCCGAAAGACTCCGCTGTAAATCTCCAGGCTCCCAGATGCCGCAGTGCAATCAATCGTGAACGTGTTATTTGTCGCTTCGTCGTCAGCAATGACAGTGCCGCCAATGCCATCTACGAGATCGACCGTGATGACGCCAGCGGCAGGCACGACGTCAAGTTTCAGGAACATTGCGAATGCGTACTGGGTTCTTGGCGTCAGTGCAACTCGCTGCTGGATGGCAGTAAGCTCAGAGCCGTTGCCGTCAAACTCAACGGCCCGCGCGCCGCGAGCGGTGTGGGCACTGGCAGCAGTCGTTGTCGCATGGGCAATGGCCGGTGAACCGCCAGTCATTGCGTCAGTGCTCGTCAGTTGGCCAGGGTTCTTGACGCCCACAAACTCAATTGTGTGCGTGTAGTTTGGAGACGTGCCCGTCGTCGTGACCGTAATGGCACTGAGGCCAGTCAGCAGTCTCAATGCAGACTGGACGTCAGACTCGCCAGCGTCCCATGAAATAGGCGCCGTCGTCTGCGCGTCCCCATCGCTGTTCGTGAACGTCAGCGAGTACCAACCACCAGTGGGCGATCCGCTGATAATGACCGTTTGCACTTCAATGTCAGTCAGCTTCAGCGTCGTGCCGAACGTGGCTACCGAAGCTACCCATCCATCCGGCAAGTCCGCCTCAAGTGTGTCCGCGTCCTCAAACGTGCCATTCGAGAGCACATTGCCAGTTGTCGCCGTCGTGCTCGCAGCAGAGAAGCTTGCACCCGATCCCTTTGGCCAATCATGCGCAAGCGGAGACACGTACTCTTCTCCGGCAGCGGTGAACGATTCGCCGCCCGCTTCAGCTCCCTCGGAACCGCACGTAAACACGATGTCCTCAGCAAGCAGAAGCTCGTTTGTCCGACCGTCCGGCCGCTTGACGGACACGACAATGACGCCGTCACCCACATTCGATGAGTCATAGGACACCGTTGCTCCAACAGCAGAGGCCGAGACAGTCGTCGGGGATATCTCCATCTGTCGTACAAGCTCAATCAGTGCAACCTCAATGTCCTGCGACGACTGTGGATTGTCCTGCTCAACGACATAGACAAGCAGGTTCTGCAGGGCACCGGAAACCTCAGAGGCCATGGCAGTGCCAGCGCTCTGCAGTGACTCCAGCGCGTCAGCGACTCCGCTGAACGTGTTGATCTCTTGGATCGTGTCAGACCCGAATTGCTGAACGAAGTCTTCGACCTCATCTTCAATGGTCGTTCCCATCGCAGTGTTCAGCGTGTCAAGCGCGTGGAACGCCTTGCCCGCCTTACCAAAGAAGTCGGCAAAGTCAATCGTCATTAAAGTCTCCCTGCAATGGCGATCATCGCGTAAATGGCCAGGATGTGCCAGACATTGTCAACTACAATCGCAGCCCACGGCGAGCACGGCCCGTCCCGAAAGCCAGCCTGCCCAATGGCCTTCATCCATGCCGGAATCAGCAGCCATCTATCCTGAACAAAATGCGTAACGAACAATACTGGCCATGTCCACAACGGCATCCCGCCAAGCGCGGCAACGGCGGCCGTCCAGATTGCACAATGCAGCGCGCATATCAAGCTGCTGTTCTTCTTTCCGATTGCAAGAAAGTCGTTCTGCAGCAGGTAGTCACCTGCAAGATGCCCAACTATGGCACCTGCTAAGTCTGGCATTTCAATTCCTATCTGCAGCAAGAGCTGCGTTACTACCGCTTCGTTCGATCACGATAAACGCGGACTGCCCGCCTTCGTATGCGACGGGCGTCCAGGCAACTGTCCACCAGGCATACCCGTCAGGAGCAAGCTGCCTGTCCATGAACTCAATGAAATCCACAACGTCACTCGTCTTCACCGGCGAAAAATGAATGGACGTTACGCCCGGTTTCGCCATGTAGGTCGCCATGCCATCGCTCCTATGCCATTCTGGATACCGCTGCCGCAACCACGCAGGCAATCGCCAGCACAATGCCAATCGCCAAGACGGCATTTGCAATTGCCTTCTCGGCCCTGATCTGCCGTATTCTTACGAGTCGCATTTCAATTCCTCAACTGCCCGCCTTGACCATCGTCTTACACAAACGCTCGATCTCTTCAATGGGGACTTTTATCCTCCCGCTCGGCATCACAACGTGGGCTATCAGTCCGGCCCTGCACCAAGCGCGTACAGTGTTAGGACAGACGTCAAGCCGCTTCGCAACTTCTGGTGGGTTCACCAGACGGTCTCCGCTCATACAGTCCTCCTCGCCATCGGCGTCTCAGTAATGAGACGACTCCAAGTCTGCCCCTTGACCGACATTAGACCAGCAGCCACCGCAGATGCAACATAGTGCGCGGGAACGCCCTTGCCGCCAGAGTAGCTTGCAATGTCAGCCAGCCATGCGTCTCGCCACTGCGATTGCTCGTCAGGCATGGACAGCGACTTGTCCCTTGCCATAGTCTGCAGCATCAGCGAGCCAGATACAGCGTCAGTCGGAGGCGGGACTACCCCCGCGTTTCCGAGTTCCTTCGACATCTTGGCGGCAGCAGGGCAATCAATGACCCTGATCGACTTGCATTTCGTCTTTGTCGCCATGTCTCGCGCCGCAGCCAGCACCTCGTCATACGTCCCCGGCTCCTTCCAAGCGCTAACAAGTGACAGCAAGTTCGGGCCGCCAACCCATACTTGAATCACAGAGCAAGGGAATCCGCCAGCGAACTCGTCAGATCCCTCGGAAACGCTGACTGGATACACAAACATGGAAGGCCGAGCAAGTGACAGGTCAACCGACTTGACACTGCCATCAGCAAGATTGATACGCAGCGTCCTGTCGGAGACCGTGATGTGGCGAAGGATGTCGGCCGGATTGACAAGTGCTCCAACGCACTCAAGCAGCATCTCGTACGCACCGACAATGGCGTCAACGTAATCGTCGTGCGATCCGTGCGGAAACATCTCCAGTTGCTCAAGCAGTGCCTTGATCCATTCGTCGTCGTCGTCAGACTCGCCAAGGATCACAATGTTGCCAATCGAGGCTTGTGTCGCAAACGCGCCAGCGCGAACCTCTTTTGACTTGCGTGGCTTGTAGCCTTTCACTGAGTATCCAGGCAGCATCTTCTTGATGCCATAGACAAACGTCTTGCCAGAGCCACCGCCTTCTTCCTCAACGCCAACTCGCGTCCCCTTGCCGTCTCGCTCAGCCACCGACTTGATGTTTGCGTCTCGCCTTGCGACGCCCCAGTGGCCAGCATGAATGTGCTCAATCATCACCCTGCCATCGAACAGCAGCGACAGCTTGCCACCGGCCGTAGCGTCGCCGCCGCCCTCAGTAGCGGCAATGTCCCAGAACCTGACAGACGACCTGACTCCGCACGGACGCGACCGCAGTCGAGGGAACCATTCAACCTGAAATATGTCACCCGACGCGGGGGACGGTCGCTGCTGCAGTTGCCCGGCAATGTCATAGGGCGTGCCAAGGTCAGACTTCAGTGACCTCACCGACCTCTCGCTCCCATCGGCCGGGTAGTAGTCAGGCCAGAGCAGTTCGCCCTCCTCGGTTCGCGGATCATTGAACCCAAGCGGAGTCGTCTTCATCTTCGTCGGATGATCGCGCTCGTACTCCATCGGCAGGCAGATATGGACATACGACTTCTTCCGCAGCAGATGCCCAGACAGATCATCTTCGTGCAGCCGCTGCATGACAGTGACGTAGCTTGGGTTTCGGCCTCGGCGTGTTGACAGCGTCGTGTCGTGCCAAGCAGAGACGTGCGTACGGGATGTGTCGCTCTTTGCGCCGTCAGCAGTGTGCGGATCGTCAACGACAATGAAGTCAGGGTGCTCGCCAGTTCCACGACCACCGACAGACGTGCTCAGCCGCCAGCCAGCCGACGTCGTG